CTCAGTTTAGCTACCTTTCTGGCGGTCGTTGAATAAAAAAGGTAGCCCCTAAAACGGTATTACTATGGAAAAGAACGAACAAAAAAAAGCAAATAGAATTGAGTATGTTTTCAGGAATAAAACTTATATAGCTACTCCTGAACTTAGTAAAGGTTGTTGTGTAGGTTGTGCGTTTGTTAATAATATGAATTGCGCTAACTTTAAAGATAGAATGGATATATGTCATAAAGGATATATATTTAAGCGCAAATTTAATCATATAGATGAGTAACCTTACTTTACTTACTGCGTTAATAGATATTATAAAGTAAATATTATGGAAGATAAAGTACTAGAAACAGTGGTAAACGGATTGGAATATAGTTTTGAAAAAGATATATTGGTAAAACCTTTAGCTCCTATCATGGTTACTAAAGAATATACAGAGCAAATTCCTACTGGTGAAAAGGATGAAGAAGGTTTTAATAAGTATGAAGTAAAGACTCATACTAAAGAAGTTGAATCAGATTTTGCAAAAGGTATTGTTCTATCTATTCCAACCGGTGCTGATAGTACCATTAAGGTTGGTGATACTATAGTATACCCTAAGAAATTTGCTAAAGACTTTGATCTATTTAAAGACTCACAATTAGTTAAGCCATACGACGTTGTAGCCAAAGTCGTTAAATAAGCTATCATTCATGAATTGAATGTTTTTAGAGTATTAAATCGCTGCCCTGCCATCAAAGCGGGGCATTCTTTTTTGCTATTACTTTACTAAACATTAATAAATGTTAAATATTTTAAACACTTATTGTGTTAATACGTTTTAAGGGCATTATGGGAACAATAATAATAGTACTTGTAAGTGTTATTGGTTTTGGTACTCTTACTTATCGTCAAGGAAAGAAAGAAGGTTATGACCAAGGTAGAATTGATGGTTACGAAGAGTGTAAACAAAACTTTAATAAGATACAAGAATTTAAACAAAAGATATTAAATAAAAAGTTAGACATATGGAAGGATACAAAGTAATTAAGGATTTTAGCTTCGCTGAAAAAGGTGATGTGTTTACTAAAGTTGAAGATTTAAACTTGTGGGAACTTCAGAAATCTGAAGTAGTATCAGATACAGAAACTTATACTTCAATGGCATTTGATTCTTCTACTATGGAAGAATTAGCTAATAAAGATTATGTAATCTGGTATAGTGAAGATACAGAAGATGAAGATGATTGTGAATGCTGCTGCGATAAATTAGAAAAAGTAAAAGAATATATTAGCACTTTGATTGATACATATACTAAAGATTATAATGAGTTGATGAAAGATTATAACGAAGGTAATGTTCAGCAATGTGTTAAAGTAGAAGCAGAAACTGTATACCACAATTTAAATAAAGTTCTCAACAGTATTAAAGATTTGTTAGATGAATAAATTAGTAAAGACTGTTAATAAAGACAATCTTTACTACGAATACCTTAATGCTTTAAATGGTATATTACAACTTACAAATAGGGAATTGGAGTTACTTACTAAGTTCGTTGAATTAGATGTGAACTTTACTCCAATATCTGGTGTAAGTAAAAATGTAGCTAATACTGACAATCGCAGAATGATTAAAAGTACTATGGGTATTACTCCAGATAACTTAAGTAGATATATAAGTAAGTTCAAGAAAGAGGGTCTTTTAGTACAGGGGAAAGCAGAAGATGAGTTAGTAGTCAATAAGATACTAATTCCAGAGATAATAAAAGATAGGGTACAAATAACATTAATACTAAGAGTAAATGAATAATAAAACGTATAATAGAAATTTCTACATGATTTTTGAGAACGGGGAAATAGTACATGTAGAGAATAGAAGTAATAGATTAGTACGGTATTTTAGACATCTTTTTAACTTACGTTCTAATCTAAAATTAACTTCTTTTGTTCCAAAGAAACCTTACTCTAATAAAGAAATCAAAAAGTTATCTGATATACTATACAGAAATCGTTACTTGGATGAAGCTGATATTATAGTAATAATAAATTCTATTAGACCTAATACCATCAGAGAATCTTTAACAGAGTTAGAAACTAGTGAATATTATATAAATGCAACAGCAAAAAAAGATATCAATTTACTCAAGTCTGGCAAACAAATATAATTTACCTTATCCTGTTATAGAAGTAATATGCAATAGTCCATTTAAGTTTGCTAAAGAAGTAATGTCAAATGATGAAGATACTAAAGATATTATGTTTGCTTACTTGTTTAAACTTAAATTAAAAAAGAAATACAAAGAAACAAAATGAGACAGTTTATTGAAGAGTGCTTGACGCCTAATTATAAGATTCACTGGTTAGATTCTATTTACTTTGATCCTGTATTACTTAACAATATACAGATGTATGTAGCAATTAATGACAGTAGACTATTAAGAATATGATACTAAGAAAGTTTAATAATATATATCCTAGAACACTTTGGATAGCTATAGTAGAGAGTGAGGAAGATATACAGTTTCTATGCAAGAAGTTTTCTATATTAGAGATTACTCCAGAATTCAATAAGATACTAGAAAATGCTCAAGATGCAATGACCAATGCTTACCATTATGATGTAGTAGCTGAATGTAGACCTGTTATTCAAAACTCTAACTATTTTGCTGGAATACTGTGTATAATATATAAGCCAGAGTTAGTAGATAGTGTTAATATAGCCCACGAATCTGTTCACATTTCTGACTATTACTTTGAAATTGTAGGTATGCAGGATGAAGATTTTTCAACTGGTGGTAATGAAGGATATACTTACTTAGTTGGTTGGGTTGCTGGATGTTTTGTTAAAGTAATGAAAGAATATGGAAAGACAAAGTAAAGAAGATTCGTTAGCTCTATGGGAGTTTGAGAAGAACAATGCTAAACGATTTGAGCCTAATATCAGTGAAGAGTTAAAGGAGTTAATGGAAGTTGCAGATAAGAAGATCAACAACTATTCCTTAACATACAATGAATTCATGGATGATATTCTAGAAGGTTTAGCTAAGTTGAAAGATACGGATAATATTGAAACTAGACAGTTACAGATAAAAGGATTGTATAACTACCTAACTAATAAGTATATTGAAGATGGAGAATGATGGTAAGAAATACGATTGTGGTAAAGTAAGAATGGATTTGATTCCATTAGATGTAGTTGAGAATATTGGTAAGGTACTTACTTATGGAGCTCAGAAATACTCAGATAATAGTTGGCAAAATCTTCCAGATTTTTGGAAAAGATATAAAGCAGCATTACTAAGACATCTTACTGCTATAGACAAAGGAGAATTAATAGATCCTGAAAGTGGACTACCTCATATAGATCATGTACTTTGTAATACGGTATTCTTAGATTGGGGATTTCATCATGGTAAAGCGATTAGTATTAACACAAAAGATATTGAACAAGATGAATAATTTAGAAGCTATTTGGTGGGAAACATAGGATATAGATGTAAATAAAAATCGTATTGGTAATCCTACTTTACATGTTCACTTCATACGTAAAAATGAAGAAGGTATTACTCATGGAATTGTACACTCTAAAGAAGTTACACAAGATCTTAGTATTGATGCAGTTAAGAATGAAATAATTAAAGAGATAGTAGAAGTTTTAGAAGAAGGTTATAGAAAAGTAGAAAAAGATTTATGGAACAATTGAAATTTAAAAAGTTAGATTACTCAGTAAAGAAAGAAGACGGCACAGAAGAGATTAAAAAATCTGAAGGTAAGTTGCCTATTAGAGCTACTAGTAGCAGTGCAGGATTAGATCTATATACTACTCGTATTACTCAAGAAGTAGATAATAGTGGCAAGTTAGTACTAGTATATCACACTGATATTGCTGTAGAAATTCCTGAAGGATATGTTGGATTTATCTGTATGAAATCATCTATCTCTAAAAGATCTATTATTATGTGTAATGGTATTGGAGTGATTGATTCTGATTATCGTGGAGAGTTAATGGCTAAATTTAAAGTAACTACAGATGCTATTCCTACAGTATATACTACAGATGAACCATTTGCTCAGTTAGTCATTGTTCCTTGTTCTATATTAGAACCTACTTTGGTAGAAGAATTGAGTGAAACAGAAAGAGGAGAAAAAGGATTCGGAGAAGCTACAGCAGAACAAAATAATGAAATTAAAGAAGTAAAAGAATAATTATGGAAAATCTAGATATTACAATTATTCCCGTAAGTGCATCAGGTGTTGGAAATTTTATTGAAGTTCGTATTAACGGTATGTTATATAGAACAGAGATTGTGCAAGGTGAATTTACAGAAGATGTAATGAAACAATCTATGGAGAAACTAATGCCTACTATTCCTACTGAACAACAGGAACCTGTAGAATTAAAATTTTATCAGCTATTAGATGCTATTGCAAATACTAAAGCTGAAGAAGAGTATAGAGCTCAGCATCCTGAGGAGTTTATGCCAGAGAATTTTGAACCCAGTGTTGAAGAAGTAACTGATGAAATTATTTGATATAAATGGTGGTAAAGTAGTAATACACCCTGACGCTTTGGGTCTCCCATTCTTTAAAAAGTTATGGGAGGCTGATAAGCCAGATAAAACACAAGCTACAAGTGTAATAAGTTACATAGTACTTATGTGGTATTTTAAATCTCCATATGTACTTCAGCTAGAACCAGATATCAGAGAAAAGAAGCTTAAGTAGTTATACTTTGGTGATGAGAATTATAATCTTACAGTAGAAGAAAAGTCTTGTGAAGATGATTATAAGAAGCTAATATATACTAGAAATCTAAGAATGTTAGATAGTATGAGAAACAAAGTAGATACTATTAGTAAGTATTACGAAGATTCTCTAGAAGAGCAGTTAGATGAAAAGAAAATCAAAGATCTATTAGCTGGTATGGAAAAAGTAAAAGCTACTTTTCAAACATTAGATTTCCTCGAAAAGGCAGTTAAAGCTGAAGAAGTTAGTACTACTAAAGTACGTGGAGATGCTCAGATTAATCCTTATGAATTAGCTTAATTTGTGCAAATTATACACAAGTTTATAACAATAAATTAATAGGTACGTTATATGAATATAAATAAAGAAACTATGAAGAAAGTACTTGTTTTAACAGAATGCAATAGCACTGAAGAGATTTGTGATGTGCTTGAAAAAGAAATTGATAACAAACAAAAAGCAGATAAAGCAATTAAAGAAGTTGGTGAATATTTAATTGAAGAATATAAGAAAGAAGCAGTAGCTGAGCCTAAGAAGAAAGGTGTGATCAAGCGTACTATTCATTGGCTAAAGAGTTTGTTTAAGAAATAATCTCGTTGAACTGATAGAGAGGTCTGACAGGGACAGACATTAAATATTCCCTGGCATATTGCCCTATGGTGTAGTGGTAGCACGAGAGGCTCTAACCCTCTAGGTCCGGGTTCGATTCGGTGGTAGGGCGACCAATTAAAGAATAAACTATGATTGACTTCTAGAAGAAAATAATAAATAGTGATAAGTTTAGAACTCCGGCTTTAACATTCTTAAAGACCGGAGCTTATTGTTAGTATCCAATTGGTACTACTGAATATTACACATACTGGGACGAATAGAAAGATCGTTGCATTAATGGTTATACCGCAGAGGATGGAGATTACATCACTGGGTATAACTATTTTTATATTAATTTTTGTCCAATGCAACGTATAGTTAACACTGTTACTAAACTACCTAATGGAGAAACTAAAGTAAAAAGAGATAGTGTAGTAACATTTCCTGATTTCTATGACTATGACTATTTTTACTTCTAGGCAGTACAGGAAGCAGAAGATAAAGGAAAACATATATGTCTACTTAAATCACGTCGTAAAGGATATAGTTACAAAGGTGGAGCTATGGCATGCCGTAATTATTATCTAATACCTAATAGTAAAACATATATATATGCTTCTAACAAACAGTATCTTACTGAAGATGGTATTCTTACTAAAGCTTGGGACTATATGGACTTTATAGATAAGAATACAGCTTGGGGTAAGAAACGATCTGTTAATAGACCTATGCGTAAACGAGCAGGATTCTGGACCAAAGATGAGTTCGGAAATGAAGTAGAAATGGGTTATAAATCAGAAATTATTGGTGTTACTTTGAAAGATAACCCAGACGTGGTTCGAGGAAAACGCGCAAAATTAATTCTATTTGAAGAAGGTGGTTCATTCTCAGAATTAGGTGCAGCGTGGCAAATTGCTAGACCATCTGTAGAACAAGACGGTGTAGCATTTGGTACTATGATTGTATGGGGAACTGGTGGTGACGAAGGCTCTGCATTTGAAACAATGAAAGATATGTTCTATAATCCAGGTGGATATAATTGCTTAGGATTTGAGAACATATGGGATAGTACACCTACAGATAAATTGTGTGGATTCTTTGTTCCATAGTATACTAATTTAGATACTAGAGATGATGATGGTAACAGAATATACATGGATGATGATGGTAATACTATTACTAAACCCTCTCTTGAATTTATATTAGATGAACGTAGAAAAGTAATAAGTACAGCTACTAATACTACAGCTATAGACCGTTACGTTGCAGAGCGTCCTATTACTCCACAAGAAGCAATGCTAGAATTTAATGGTAATATATTTCCTAAGAAAGAATTACAGGAGCAATTAGGACTTATTCGTACTAACACTTAGTTATAGAATCATAAACAAGTAGGTGATTTGATATTTGATGAATCTGGCAATATCAAATGGATACCTAAGAAACATGGTGATGTTACTAAGTACCCACTAGGTAAAGACGATGATCCTACTGGTTCAATAGTTATATGGGAACATCCTGCTAAAGATGCAACAGCTGGATTATATATAATAGGTGTAGACCCTTATGATCATGATTAGTCTGGTACTAATTCATTAGGATCATCTATAGTATATAAGAGGTTTTAGAACTTTGAAGAGTACTATGATATTATAGTAGCTGAATATACTGGTAGACCTTCAACAGCTGAAGAATACTATGAAAACCTACGTAAGTTAGCATTATACTATAATGCACGTATAATGTATGAAAATGAACGCAAAGGTCTATTCCCTTACTTTACTGCTAAACATTGTGATTACTTATTAGCTGATCAACCTGATATTATTAATGACATAGTTAGTAATTCTAAAGTACAAAGAAGAAAAGGTTGTCATATGAATAAGTAGATAAAGCAATGGGGAGAAGGCATGATCAAAGAATGGTTAAATGAAGAGTATGCACCAGGTAAGAAAAACCTAACCAGAATACTATCAGAGCCGCTATTAGAAGAGCTAATAAGCTATAATGATACAGGTAACTTTGACCGAGTGATGGCGTTGATGTAGGTTATGATATATAGAGAACAACTATATAATGTAGTTGTTAAAAAGAAAGAAAAAGAAAATAAATAGAAGATGCTCTTTGATGGACCAATTTTTGCGCAGAGTTGGTTTAACGATGATACTCCTAGAGTATTTTCTAATGACGATAATGTATATACATTTTAACTATGAAGAATACTAAAAGTTTCCCTGCACAGAAACTACCAATGTCAAAAAAGACACAAGCCTGGAAAGAAGCCTGCGTAGATTATGTAGTAGGCGCTGGAGATTCAGGATTTGGTGGTAATGGTAGATCTAGATCTGACGAGATGTAGACTTACTATGATTTATACAATAGTATATATAATGAAAAGGATCTTAAATATGTAACTAATCCATTTAAACAAGATGATGGATTTCCTGCTATGGCATAGGATTATAATATTATTAAACCATATGTAGATCAGTTACTTGGTGAAGAAACCAAAAGACCTTTTAATTTTTATCCACAACGTACAAGTGATATAGCTGCTAGTGAACTATAGGAAAAAGCTAAAGAAATGCTAATGGATTATATTCAAGCTACTATAGCAAGTAAGTTAAGCCCAGAACAAGCAGCTAGATATGAACAAGCATTAGCTACAGGAGAAATATAGACTCCGGAAGCTATAGCTAAGTATGTACAGAAAGATTATAAAGATATAGCAGAAACTGAAGCTTATCATGCATTACAATTCCTCAAGAGAAAATTAAATCTTACTCATGAATTCTATAAAGGCTGGAAAGATGCTTTAATAGGTGGAGAAGAAATATATTACATAGGTGTAATCAATGGAGATCCTTATGTAGAAAGAGTGAACCCTATGTATTTTGATTATGAACATTCTTTAGACTTAGAATTCATAGATGATGCTGCTTGGTGTCGTAGAAAGATGATCATGTCTGCTACTGAAATATACGACAGGTTCTATGATAAAATGTCTGAAAGACAACTGAATGAACTACTAGAACTTATTGATCAAAGACCTGGAGCAGGTAATAATCCAGAGATAAGAAAGACTAGTATAGATTATGAATCTATTAAACTGCACAAGATTAATAGTTTTACAGATAATCCATTTGATATAGATCATATAGTAGTATATCATTGCTGTTGGAAGTCTTTCAAAAAGATAGGATTTGTTACTTTACTAAATCCAGAAACTGGAGAAGTTGAAGAGTTTCAAGTAGATGAAGATTATAAAGTAACAGGTACGGAACAATCTGTAGAATGGGATTGGATTATTGAAGTATGGGAAGGATATAGAATCGGTGATGATATGTACATAGGAATTCAGCCTATTGAATATCAACATATATCTGCTGATAATCCTAATTCACAGAAATTGCCTTACACTGGTGTAGTGTATAACAATACTAATAGTAAGCCTAGATCATTAGTAAGTATGATGAAACCATTACAGTATATGTATATTGTAGTATGGTATAGACTTGAATTAGCATTATCTAGAGATAAAGGTAAAGTAGCAGTAATGGATATTACTTAGATACCTAAATCTATGAATATTGATGTTAATAAGTGGATGCATTACTTAAGTGCACTAGGTGTAGCTTTCATCAATCCTTATGATGAAGGATGGGATATACCAGGACGTGAAGGAGGTAAGCCATCTCAATTCAACTAGTTATCTTCTTGGGACTTAACTATGAGTAACGTAATAGCTGAGTATATTCAACTGATGCAAAAGATTGAAGATATGGTAGCTAAGCTTACTGGTATTACTCCACAAAGACAAGGACAGATTGCTGCTAGTGAATTAGTAAGTAATGCTAATACTGCTGTTAATATGTCTTATCATATTACTGAACCTTGGTTCTGGAATCACAATTAGGTAAAAAGAAGAGTATTAACTATGCTGTTGAATACTTCTAAAGCTGCTTGGAAAGATAGTAAGAGATACTTGAATTATATATTGGATGATGCCACTAGAGCATTTGTACAATTATCTGATAATTTCTTCTATGAAGATATGGATATATTTGTAGATGATAGTACTAAGAATCAACAATATATAGATCAATTAAAGCAACTGTTACAACCTGCTATGTAGAATGGTGCTAGTCTATTAGATATTGCTGAAATCATTACTTTAGATAATATGAGTATGATTAAGAATAGACTTGAGGAAATTGAACAGAAAAGAATGGAACAGATGCAACAGCAACAACAAGCACAACAGCAAATAGCAGAACAACAGAATCAGCTTAAAGAAGAAGAGCTTATGCTTAAGGAAGCTGAAATGGATCTTGAAAAATATAAAGTAGATCAAGACAATGCTACTAAAATTACTGTAGCACAACTTAATGCTTATCGTGGTGCTGAGAATATGGATCAAGATATGAATGGTATTCCTGATCCAATTGAAATAGGAAAACAAGCACTAGAATAGTAGAAGATAAATTCTGATATTGCTACTAAACAATTAGAACTTAATAATAAGCGTAGAGAGATAGAGCAGAAGAGAGAAGCTGAAAATAAGAAGATACAGCTTGAAAAAGATAGAATGAAGCATGAAACTGAATTGCAACGTATGTCTGATAAAGCTGCTATGGATAGAGAGAAACTAAAGGCAAAAACTGCTATTCGCAATAAAGTAACAGGAGAGAAGTGATATGAAAGTAATACAGAACAAATTTATACCATTTAAGGGTTATAAATATATCAACATATTTGGTTTGATATTTACTAGAGATAAATCTAAAATAACAGATATTGAATATAATCACGAAAAGATTCATCTCAAATAGATGCAAGAAATGTTGTGGTTGTCTTTCTATATTTGGTATGGCATTGAATATTTAATAATATCTATAGCTAGATTATCAGATAAACAAGGAGATAGGTATCATGATGTATCTTTTGAAGAAGAAGCATATAATAATGATACTAATCTTGAATACTGTAAGCAAAGAAAACATTTCGCTTGGTTGAAGTACATTAAGATTAAAAGTAATAAGGAGAATTAATTATGGCTTGTAAAGGTGGAAAGAAGAGCTCTAAAAAGGGTTCTAAGAAAAGTAAATAATTATGGAACGTGAAGCATTTAGATAGAGAATGCAACAGTATAAGTAGGCTAGGGAAAGCAATCCCTAGCTGAAATACTGGGATTGGAAGAAGTATGCAGATGGTGGTACTATAGATGAAGACCCACCACAAAATACTAGTGAAAGACCTATTACTAACTTTGACCCTAAAGGAGATCCATATAATCCTACATATGGATATAACCCAGGTGCAGGCTATGTTTCAAATTCAGATCCATTAGGCAGTCTATATGTAGAAGGAGCTCTACTTAATCCAGTATTTAAATTAGCAGGTAATGCAGTATCTAATGTAGCTAGAGGATTAACTAAATACTCTTCTAAATATGTACCAGAAGTAAAAAGAACTGTATAGGATAAGATAAACAGTTTATTCCGTAGAGAAGCTGAAGATAAAGCTCGTACATTTAAATTATATGACGATGCTATAGAATCTAGAAATAGAATAATTGAGGATCTATATTCTAATCCAGCTTATACGGAAAGAGCTAGATAGATTTAGAATACTTATGGTGATAATTATGCTCAAGTATACGAAGATATAATTAATTAGTATAACACTAATTATTGGAATTTGCCTAATCCTGTTATAAAACAATTAGATGCTAAGGCTAAAATGCAGGCTAAGGATGCAGCTGTAAATAGGTATATTACTAGAAGACAACCAGCAGGATATGATGATTTTGAATATTAGATAAATAGAAATCTTACAGAGATAGATTATCCTACTACTAGACATGAATTAGGACACTATGTAGATTTCAATTTAGCTAAAAGTTCAAACCCCGATTATAGCAACTCTATGTTTGCAGAGTTAAAAAGAGATTTATCAAAATAGAAGAATCCATTATTTCCAGATAAAACTGATTATTATAGCAAAGGTACAGAATAGAAGTCTTATATGAATACTCTTAGAGAGTATATGTTTAAGACTGGTATGATTAATAATATAGGAGATAAGGTAACTTCTAGATAGATTAAGAAAGCTATAAGATCCTTGCCTAAAGATATGAGATCTATTGAAGCTGCTTATCTTCAATTTGCTACACCTGGATAGTACACAAAGTGGTTTAACAAGATACCTTTACTTGGTACTTATCCAATAGTAAATAAACAATTTTAGAATTATGAAGAAGATAAAGATAAAGCCAGAGAATAGAGGTAAGTTCAATGCAACTAAAAAGAAAACAGGAAAGACAACTGAAGAGCTAACTCACAGTAAGAATCCTGTAACAAGAAAAAGAGCAATATTCGCTTAGAATGCTGCTAAATGGAATAAAGGTAAAAAGAAGAAAAAATAAATCTAATTAAATATTTTAATTATGGATAAAAAAATGACATTAGGTGGATTTGAAGCTGTACTAGATAGCTTTATCCCTAATCCAGATGGTGGTTTTAGAAATTCAAATATTGATGAAAATGTTAATGTTAACGCTGATGAATTTGAATCACTAGACGATGAAGAATTGGAAGATATTAAAAATAACAATATCGAAGTAAAGAACAAGAAAGAAAAACCAGTAGAAGAACAAGATACTGAGGAAGAAGAAATCGAAGAAGAAGATATTGAAGATAAACCAAAACGTAAGCCTGGTAGACCTCGTAAAGAAGAAACTATTGAGGAAGAAACGGAAGAGGAAGAAGAAATTGAATATAACAATGAAGAAAATGTTGTTACTAACTTCTTTGACGCTATGGCTGAAAAACTCAATTGGGAATTTGAAGAAGGTGAAGACAAACCAAAGAATGTAGATGAGTTAATTAATTACTTCCAAAATGTCATTGAAGAAAATAGCAAGCCTGAATACTCTAGTGAAGAAGTTGAAGCACTAGATAATTTCGTAAAACAAGGTGGAGATTTAAAGAAGTATTTAACTATTGATGCTGAATTAGATTTAGATGATATTGATATTGAAGATGAAGCTAATCAGAAATTAGTAGTAAAACAATTACTTAAAGAAAAAGGGTTCTCTACTAAGAAAATTGATAAGTTAGTAAGTAGATACGAAGAAGCTGGATTACTTGAAGATGAAGCACAAGACGCTTTAGAAGATCTGAAAGAGATTAAAGAGGAAAAGAAGAAACAGCTATTAGAGGATTAGAAAAAGGCTTATCAGATATAGTTACAGAGACAACAGCAATTCTATGATAACGTTGTTAGCGAAATAAAAGGCTTAAAGAATATACGTGGTATTACAGTCCCTGAAAAAGATAAAAAGGTTTTAATGGATTATATACTTAAGCCAGATACAGACGGTAAAACAAAGTACCAAAAGGACTATGCTAAGGGTGGTGTTAAGAATCTGATAGAATCAGCATACTTTACAATGAATGCTGATAAACTTATTGAAGCTGCTAAACGTGAAGGAAATAATTCAGCTATTGATAAGTTTAGACGAAGTTTAAAATCAAGTAGTATTACTACTAAATCTAGAAAACAAGCTACGGGTTCTGATGATGATCCAATTTGGTTCTCAGCTGCACGACAACTGCGTATATCATAATAATTAATTGTATAAATAAAAAAATTAAATTACTAGTATTTTATGGATAATAATATTCTTAATAACCTCCAATTATACAAAGGTAAATGGTTTTCTGATTTGATCGACACTAATAAGATTAGTCTCGCTTCTCAGCAAAGACCATATGAGGTATCTACTATCCTGTCATACGTATTTGGTACTAAAGATAATGGTTACAGTACTTCTCTTGATATGTTGACAGGTGGTCTTGGAAATGTAATGACTATTGATCAGCCTTCATTTGAATGGGGTGTTATGATTGACCAAGATAGAGCTGTTACAATTCGTGACGCTAAATGGAATGGTGCTGTAATTAGTAAAAATTCTACTCCAGGTTTGGGTAATACTCCTATTACTTTGTGGTTGGAAGATGCATGGTTTGGTCCTGGTGCTACTATCGAATTTGATGATAAGAGTCAAGCACGTATTCAGGATGCTCCGTATCAAGATGGCAACCTGTATGTTTATACAGTATTTGTATCTAATGGTAGTCCTGCTTCTTATATTGATCCTGCTGTTTTAGCTTCTGGTTGCCAAGTAAACCGTTTGGCTTCTGCTTATGAAGAATACAGTGAAGAGGCTGATATCCTGAACTACAATACTCACTTCAAGATGCGTAACTACTTGACTACAGTACGTCTGTCTTACGATATCACAGGTTCTGCTTACTCTACAGTTATGGCAGTAGCTTTGAGAGATCCTAAGACTGGTAAAACTTCTTACTTGTGGTCTACATTCCAGGAATGGGTCGCAATGCGTGAGTGGTACAAACGTCTTGAAAGAGCTTTGGTATACAATCAGAACAACGTAAACAAAGATGGTTCTTGTAATCTGAAAGGTAAAAATGGTCGTCCTGCATTTATTGGTGCTGGTTTGTTGGAACAGATTGCTCCGTCTAACAGACGTTACTACACTCGTTTGACAGCTGAATTGTTGGAAGACTTCTTGTTTGATCTGTCTTACAATGTATTAGGTACTAATGAACGTAAGTTCGTTGCCTTGACTGGTGAAATGGGTATGCGTGAATTTGACCGTGTACTTAAAGAAAAGATGGCTAACATGAACTTGATTGACACAGTATTCGTAACTGGTTCTGGTGATAATTTGAAGTTCGGTGGTCAGTTTAAGACTTATGCAATGTCTAATGGTATTGAATTGACTTTGAAGTATTTCCCGTTGTATGACAATACTACTTATAATCGTCAGTTACATCCTGTTACTTTGAAACCGTTGGAATCTTACCGTATGACATTCTTGGATTTGGGTCGTCGTGATGGTGAAGCTAACATTGTTAAAGTAGTTCGTAAAGATCGTGAATTCGTTAACTGGTGTACAGCTGGTTCTGTAACTCCTGCTGGTTACGCTCACTCTAACACAGAAGTTCGTTCTAATGCTAAGGATGGTTACTCAGTACACTTCTTGGGTGAAGTAGGTATTATGTTGAGAGATCCTCGTGCATGTGGAGAATTGATCATGATGGCTGAGTAATTCAGTTAAAAAAATATTAGGGGCTTGAATGCTAGCAAGCCCCTATAATACTAACTTGATAATCTAATTTTATAATTATGGAAGTAATCGTTAGAATGACAAAAGTAAATCCCTGGACAGGATTGATTAAATGGTCTAACTGCTTTGATTTTATTAGTTCTTACTGGACTAGATCTGGTAGTAGATACACTGGTTTAAAAGCAGATAAAGCTAGAGAACTAGAACAGAAAATGGGTAAAGCTGAAGGAGAATTAGATCCTGATAGCACATTTTGGGATACATTTGCAATTAAGATTGGTAAGAAAGAATTAGTAATTAATACTGATAGACCTGAAGGAGAATTGCAATATTTATTCCTATTAGGACATAAGAGAGTAGCAAATGGCATTGATAAAGTAACTCCATCTACTGATTATGTACTTATAAATAAAGAAGCTGAAGCAGAACAAATTAATAAAGCTAACAAAGTTAAACGTGATGCTTATAGAGCACTGGATAAGATGAGTCTTGAAGATATGCGCAAATGTCTTAGACTATTTGGAGTTAAAGCTGACACTATGTCTAATGAATTGGTTGAAGCTAGACTTGGTGAAAACGTAGAAGCTGATCCAGCAAGATTTATTAGAATTTGGGTAGATAATCCTAATAAAGAAATTAACTTTGTAATTGAAGAAGCTTTAAGTAAAAATATTATTCGTAAGAACAGAGCATCATATTACTTTGGTACTGATCTTATTGGTAACGGTCTTGAAGATGTAATCGCATTCTTAAAAGACAAAAAGAATCAAGATATTTACTTAAGTATTATGTCTGAAATAAAATCTAAATAATGACTAGAGAACAATTTCACTCATATTTTAAAGTAGCAATGGACAAGAACTCTCAAAGCGTAGCCTTTGGGGGTTGTCCTGCTTTCTTACCAGAAGAAATAGATTACTGGTTGGATCAAGGTTTATACCAAGAAATCAGTAATAAGTTTACTGGTAATAACTACTTAAAAACTAGCTTTGAAGGATCTGTAAAACGTATTCATGACTTAGAAAAGTTAGTACATACAGATACAAATGTTATTGCTAATACTGAAACAGACTCAAATAGATGTTATGTTACTAATCTATTTAATGGTGACAGAATGTTCTTTGTAGATGCTGTATTAAACTTCAATAACAAAAAAGCTACTATAAAGCTAATAGATCATGCAGACGCTACTAAATTCAAGAAGACTTATAATAATAATCCTTGGATAGAAGATCCAGTAGCTGTAATAGAAGATAACACTCTATATATCTATTATGATTACTTAGCTATGAGTAGTAATAGTTATTCTGTAGATATTACTTATGTTAAGTTCCCTACTAAGATAGAGAACTTACCAGCAGATGGTATGAGTGAAATACCAGAGTATATGCAGTTTGAAGTAATTAATAGAGCTGTAGAACTAGCATTAGAAGATATTGAGTCTAAGAGAATATAGACTAAATCACAGTTGAACCAAATAGATGAATGATTATGACAGATCGTGGATTTCAAATCGAGTTTGAACGTAGGCTATAGTTAATGGATCCTAATTTAGTTATTAAGGATAAGCTATCCTCAGACACTATTATATCATTCATTAATGAGGCGATTGATAAATTTTATAAAACAAGATACTCAGGTATTAACTTTAAAGCTCAAGGATTTGAATAGACAGAAAAGCGTATAGATGATTTGCGTACTTTAATTCGTAAAAGAAGCTATTCAAATACTTAGATATCCAAAGGGACTAAAAATTCATATTCTGTTGAATTACCAGATGATTATGTATTATTACTTGGAGATACAGCTGGTATACAGCCGAGTGATGAATATCCTAACGAATGCTGGGAAAAAGACAATTTAGGTGCATATATAGTTAAGTATACAGATACGTTAGAATCTACAATTGAAACATTAGATAGACAATTAAGTAATTCACTATCTGAACACAAATTAAAATATTGTCAAGCTAGACCTTTAAAGTTAATTCAAGATAATAATGTAATATTATATACAGACGGTAAATATAAAGTAAGCGAATATGAGCTTACATACTTAGCTAAACCGTCTGAAATTAATTCAAGTAATATTACCAATACAGAATATACAGATTTGCCAGAACATACACACATGGAAATTGTGAAAATGGCAATCTAGATTTATCTTGCTACTAAACCAATGTAGCATTATAATGCTTATTCCAACGAAATTGCTTCAATGGAATAATATAAATTAATGCGTTTGTCTGACCTGGAAATCTGAAATAAGGAAAGTAGAAGGACAAACTAGACTGGCGCTAAGTCTAACAATTAATTATTTTTATATAAACTATGATTACACGCGTTGATACCGTACTTATCGGTAAAACATGTCCAGCATCTTATACTACAGTAGATAGTCTTACTCAGGGTGCTGTAGCTCTGTTCGATGAGAATAAGAGCTTGATTGAGAATGAAGCTAGTGCAGTAAAAGCATCTACAGTATATATTGGTGTAGCTGGCGATAATATGACTATCGCTTTACCTGATGGTACTAGTGCTACTAAACGTTCTGTAGAGTATTCTAACGCAATTCAGAAAGCTTCTAAACCTTCTTACGTAATTGGTGATTATGTTGCACCCGTAGAAGAAAAAATTGAAATTGACTTAACTAGTGCTACTGTTGTTATCGGTCACAGATATGTTTTGCGTATTGTTTACAAAGACATGTATGAAGCTCCGGGACAATTCACTCATACCTATGAAGCAATTGCTACAACTGAAACTGCTGTTGATTTGGGTAATGCATTGTTGAAGAAGATTAACAAACATGCAAATCGTAGAGTAAATGCTACACTTGTAAGTCATAAATTGACACTTACAGCTCTTCCCAAAGATGATAATGAAGGAGTTTACTCTTTGAATGAGTATTCTGTAGTTTCTATGGAAGCTTCTCTGTATGTTACTATTCCTGGTGCATTGTTGTCTAATGTTCCTGAAGCAGTTCCTGGTGCAATTATTACTAAGACTGCTGGTAAACCTGGTAAAGGTTACTGGAAACAAGTACGTGATATAGAAGTACGTATGTTGGGTTATAAGGGTCATGTATTCACAGATGCATATCCTATCATTGAACCTAAACGTAATGTTACTGAAGGTGCATCTTATAATTACATTACTATTGAGAATGACAACTTGTACTTGTCACCTGACAATCAATACATTAAAACTACGCCGTTGACTACTGAATTGTATGTTGAAAAATCTGCTAACTTGAGTACTTCTCAGTTTGTTAAGAATCTTAAAGCATTTATTACAGGCGTTGATACTAGCGTAGGATAATACACGGTTTCTTTATTTAAACCCGGGCGAGGTTGAGGTTTATCCTCGGCTTCGCCTTTTTTAATTTTATTAAGTATGAAAATAATTAATACAAAGATTGAAAACGATACACTTACAATCACCTTAGATAGTGCTAGTTCGATTACTAAAGTTTATTTGGACAGCGTTCTTAATAAGAAAAATATGTATAGTGAAAATGACGATGATCATAATTATGTCATTGTTTCTCCCAATGTCTCTGATAACACTATCACAATAGACCTGACATAGTATAACGCTACATCTTTTATAGTTAATGTTGTTGGCAGTAGTAATGCTGTTTCAATTGCTATAGATCAAAAGAATCTGTATTATAGAAAAGTAAATATGTTAGTAACATTTTGTAATACATGTCTAGATAAACATCAAAAAGAGAAAATACTAATGTGTGATTTTAAATCACAATTGCTTGAATACGCTCTAGCTAATCAGTTAACTGAAGATGCTATAGATTATTATGTTGATTTATGTAGACTCTTAGAAATTCCATTAGAGCATACTTGCTGTACATACAGTAGAGTAACAAATTGTAGAGTTTGTAGGGGTTGCACTAATGGATGCTGTGTACTATGATAGAGAATAACTATAAAATAGGTAAGACGATAAGCGATAAAGTAAAATATAATATCGCTTATGATAGAACTCAAATATTGAACTATGTGTGTGTTAATTACGTATATGATATACTAACTCAAGGAGATACGTTTAATATAAATGAGGAATAGAGAATGAAATTATTAGTAGTAATAGATAAACTATTGAAATAATGGCATAGTATGCAACTAAAGATGAATTAAATGAACTCACAGGATTAGTAAGAACATTGTAGGGTAATGTATAGACTCTAGATACTAGTGTTGGTGAGCTAGATACCTTAGTTGAAAGAATTAACCATTTAGCTACTCTTAAAGATGTTACTATTACTTATATTACAGAAGGAGATTTACTGTAGTATGCTAGTGATGGTACATGGCACAATATCCAACCATCAGCATTAGGTATTGGTGGTGGTGAAGGCGGTGGTGTAGTAGATACTGCTGTAGTAAAAGCTATGATTAAATCTGAAGGTAGTAAACTATTCTTAAGTAAACTGTATGATGATACAGCAGCTGGTATAATTACTTTCAACGGTGGTTTAAGAAGTAATAAAATGACTTATCTAAATCAAGGAGTTTAGATAGGTACTTTTGTTACTGGTATGATTGGTGGTACAGGTGCTCAAATAGATAAAGACGGTAGAGGAGAAATGACCAGCCTTATTCTTAGAGAGTTCTTAGAAGTACCAGAATTAAGATTTAATAAGATAGATGTAGTAAGTGGTGAGCTATGGAATTCAATTGCATTTGGTACAGTTGAAGATGTGGATCTAGTTAACCAAATCGTTACATTAAAATTAGAAGATGGTGAGTATAGTGGTATACATGTAAATGATATATGTAGAGGTATATTCCATAATTTTGATGGCGTTAATAATACTGAAACTGGTACTGACGATTGTGGCTTTGATAGAGTATAGGGATTTACTACATCTTACTTTACACCTATCGAAGTATTAGATGCTAGAGGTAAGTAGTTTAGATATTCATTGAAACAAGGTACTACACAACATCCTTGTAAGTCAATGAAATTTGCTGTTTATGGTAACTTTACTGATGAAACCAGACAAGATAGTGCTTACTCTACTAGACAATATAAGAGATATTTAAAGAAAGTAAATACTTGGCACATTAATCCATCTAAAAACATTGCATCACAGTTTGGTTTATTGGATGGTCTAAATATACCTGGAGCTCCTAATGACGGTAATCTTACTGGTAATGGTGCTTATATTAGTAATATTTATCTTACAGATGCTTATGTGCAGTTTACTCCTGAACAGATAGAAGACTTACATGGGCAAGATGCTTACTCTGTATCTCTTACTAGAACTGAAGGTAGTATAATTGTTGATAATGAGTTTAATATTATAACTGATTATTAGCAGCAAGAACAATTTACATTTGAAGTACAAGCGTGGAGAGGTAAAACGCCTTTAACTTATAATACTGTAGTAGATAGAGATACATTCTTCTGTACTTGGGAATCTAATGGCATTGAATGTAGAGTGGACAATGGTAAGTTTACTATTACTAAAATTACCAATATTCACGACATGAAATTGCTTGTTTATGTTCATTGTGAAGGTATAGCTATATTTAATAAAGAGTTTAATCTGTCATATTAGTTAGAGGGTAACAGCCTGTGGGTAACTTATAATGACAATGATGCTACTCCCGATAGACCTGTTGGAGATGGTACATCCTATGGGTGGCATAGAAATTATACTGCATCTGCTATTTGGATGTCTACTAAAAGTGCCCGTAAAGTAGATGATCCTGATGTGCAATGGGGCGATCCTAATAGATTTAGAGGTGCTTCTGTAGCTGGTAAAGATGGTTAGTATACGGTGTTCTGTTATACTAACTCTAGTATAAAACCACCTAAACCTACTAGTTCTTAGATACCACCTGCTGATGATAACTATACTTGGTACATGTATCCACCTACTAGAGAAAATAAGGAAGTATTTACTTGGATGATTCAAGCTACTGTATATGCAGATAAATCATTATCTGGTTGGACAGATCCTATTAGACTTACTGGTGAAACTGGTGAAGATGGTTCTGATGGAACTAAGTTAGAATTCATTTACAAAGTAACCAGTGCAAGTGATGCTCCTAATAAACCAGATACATCTTAGCAAGATGATTATATACCATTTGGTTGGTGGGATAGTCCTCAAGGAGTATCTAAAGATATGATGTATGAATGGGTATCTCAACGTGAAAAGAAAGCTGCTAAAATTGGTGAAGGTGTTTGGGGAGAATTCTCAGAACCAGTTTTATGGTCTAAGTGGGGTGAGAAAGGTATGGATGGTGACGGATATGAATATATATTTACTCGTACCGCTGATGTTGATAGAGTACCTCAAACTCCTTCGTCTATTCAATAGAATGATTATATTCCTACTATATCTAATGGTGGTTCTAAAGACTATAACTGGTCTGATGATCCAAAAGGAGTAAATGAGGATTATAAGGCAGAGTGGACTTGTAAACGTGTACGTACTGATGGAGTATGGTCTAACTTTAGTACACCAGCACTATGGTCTAATTGGGGTGAACAAGGTTTATCAGGTGGTCATTATCAATATAGATGGAAGATATCTGCTACTAAACCATCTATTCCTACAGATGCAGCTGCTTCAGGTTGGTCTACTAATAGTGAGTTAGTACCAGGAGACGGTGAGTACGTATGGTAGATTCAACGATTCGCTAATCCAGATGGTACTTTAACGGCATGGTCTAACCTTATACGTCTTACTGGTGCTGATGGTGAGGATGGTAAAGATGGTAATAGTATTGAATTTATTTATACCAGAAATGCAGATGGATCTCAACCTTCTACTCCCGCTAGCGTAAATCAAGCTGGTCATATACCTTCTGGTTGGACAAATCATCCTTCTGGCGTTACTGCATCATTAATGTATGAATGGGTATCTCAAAGATACTTAGATAAGTCTACTTAGAAATGGGGCAATTGGTCAACTCCTGGTATATGGTCTAGATACTCAGAAAGAGGTAAAGATGGCGATGGATACGAGTACATTTATAGGAGATTTTCTAACTATGTTGGTGGTAGTAGTTTGGCTCCAGGTGGTTAGTATTATCCGCCAGCTAATGTGGACTCTAGTGAATATCAACAAGACGATTATGTACCAGACGGATGGACTGATAATCCAACTGGTCCTACAGATGCTATTAAATATGAATATGTATGGACTAGAAAGAAAGAAAATAGTAAATGGTAGGCTTGGAAGACTGGTGCATTGTGGTCTAAATGGGGAGATAAAGGAGATCAGGGAGATCCAGGACAAGATGGATCAGATGGATCTGATGGAGCAGATGGATATAGTATTACTATGAGTGGTGCTCCAGCATCTATTAGATCAAGTTTAGGATATTTGCAAACTACTAGTTGTACACTCAGAGCTATTAAAACTAATAGCAGTGGAGTAACAAGCTAGGCATATGGTTACTTTGCTGTATATCGTTATAGTGGTAGTAGTTGGAATAAAGTATCTTCTTCTAGTTCTAATCAATCCTCTTATACTGCGAGTTGGGCTTCAGATACATATGCTACTAAATTCTGGTTTGGTTTCTGTACAGATACTGCTCCTTCACCTGATAGTCAGTGGACTGTAATCAGTTATGAAGCACCTGTAGTATATGATGGTACAAATGGATCTGATGCTGATAGTAGTTATACTATTATGCGTGATTGCGGTTATTGGAAAACTGGAGTTACTTATTATAAAGCTCCTGCAACTACAGCAATGAATAGTAGTGAATATACTAAGTATGAGAATTATCAAAATATGACAGTTATAGATTATGTTCAATATGCCGGTAATACATATTTGGCTAAGTCTACTAATACTAATCAAACTCCATCCTCAAGTAGTTCATATTGGCAACAGGCTAGTAAAAATAACACCTTAACTGTAAACAATCTATTAGCTAATAATGCTAAACTTGGTGAATTTAGTTTTAGTAATAATGTATTTACTTCTAGCAATGGTAAACTATCTATGAATAGTAGTACTGGTAAACTTATATGTACTGATGCTGTTATTACGGGTGAAGTAAATGCTACATCTGGTAAATTTAAAAATCTATATTTTGAAAATTGTTTTACTAAAAATAGATTTCTAAATATTACACATCTAAATAGATCTTCATCTGATATAGATGATCCTAAATATGGTGATACATATTGTTCAAATAGTAGGTTATATTCTTATCAATCAGATAGTTGGGAGGATGCATTAGAATTATATACTAGTTCTACTAATGCAATAAGCGTATATGCTAATCCTTCTTATTCTAAAATTATACATATGGTTGGAGCAAAAAGTGGCTATACAAATAAATTAATATTACCAAGTGTTAGCGAAGATAATTACGGTACTGAAATGACAATTGTTTGTAGACAATATCCGTCATCTAGATCTATTACTGGAACAGAAGGAGGACTAGTGGTTGTAGATTATAGTAATCGTGGTGATATATATACTGATGAACGTACACTAGTATTGGCAGTAGGAAATAATGGAGGTATACTTAATGTAGTTAGTACTCCACAAGGATGGCTTGTGACAAAATGCTCCCATGACGGTTGCTCGGACTCTGGCGTTATTCTAAAATTTAAAGTTTGGTACAATGGACGTTCATATTCAGTAGTATCATCTAGTATACACAGTATATATAATTTTAGTAATAATAAAATTAGTTGCGCTAGAAGTGGCGAAGGAGCAGTAGGAATAACTATAACTAGTGGAACTAGTTATTTTTTCACTCCGTGTGATGTACGAGTATACGGAAGTTATAGAACTGAAGCTGTTAGTGGTAGTAACGCTCATCCATTATATGCTACTTTAATATCATATTCTACTTCTGTTACTACTTTAAATATAAGTGTACAATTATCCGATGATGATACTTTAAATGATGGTGATTTTTGGGTAGAGATTTATGGTGGTTTTGCACAATATATAGGTAATTCCCCGAGTTAATTTTTTTGTAAATATGTATAATCAAATTAAGCAACTGAGTGATAGAGAACTACTAGAGGGCATCTATTAGATGCTCCTAGTAGTAATGTAGGAGCAATTAGTTAGTGATAGTAAGCAATTAGGTATAAATGTTATAGCTGATTTGCTAGTAGATAGTATGGATAGAAGTAGATAGAGAAATGAAAACAATAACAATGCACCATATCTTGGGCAATAAAGTATTAGAATATGATGTTGATGACAGAGGAGTCATCATAGATGAGAGAGAATATGATGCTGTTACTTATAATAAGCATAAAGATGATCCTGATTACTATGGCATATCTTTTACTTATGAACAGGCAAGTTCTGCTAGAACTAGAACTGGCATTGCAGATTATCATAAGAATCTACCTATATAGTCTTAGATGAAAGGTTGTACTATAACTTCTGATGGAACAATTAAGTATTTAAATCCAACAGATTGGACTAAGTATGAAGATGGTACAGATAGAGATTATACCCTTAACACTATGGTAGAAATACCAGAGTTTTGGGCTTTAACTGTAGTTGTTGATAACAATATTGAATTGAGATTATATTAGCATGAAGTAGAAGGAGCTGAATACTTTCCTAAAGCATATTGTTCAGCATATGAAGGATACAATGATAACAAAGTATTAAAATCTATTAATAATGGTACAGTTAAACCAACAGTATCTATCAATAGATCTACATCTCAACAGTATGCAAGAGCTAACGGCAGTGATAACTGGAATATATATACTTATAAAGTACACAAAGCTATTGCTTTACTTTATATAGTAGAATATGCTAATATGAATGGGCAGTTAAATGTTAATGATCAACTAACTGCTGAAGGTTATAAATAGGGAGGACTAGGATCTGGAGCTACTGAAAGATAGGTTAAAATAAATAATATAAATACTTATTCTATATTTACTTGTGGTTGTACAGATAGTTTAGGTAATGGATCAGGACAAATAACTCAACAGTTTGATAATACTGATGCTGAAGGAACTGTTACTAGTACAGTTACTAGAAAAGCAAATAGATACAGAGGCATAGAGAATCCGTTTGGTCATGTATTTAAAAATACCATTGATGTAATAGTTCATTATAATGCTGAAACAGATGTAGCAGATGTATATTATACAGAAGATCGCACTAAGTTTGGTAGTACATTAAGTAATTATGAACTTAAATGTAGCACAGTAACTGTTAATAATTGGTATAAAGATCTACAATACACTCCTCAATTTGAATTATTTGTAGCACCTGGAACTGCAACCCATAGTCAATCTAGTAATTATTTTACTGATTATACTTATGCTAGCAATAGTACAGCAGATAGAACTGTTTTAATAGGCGGTCGCTTGGGTGATGGTACTTATGCGGGTTGGTTCTATTTGAGGTCTAACGACGGTCTTGGTGCTGCCGCTGCTGATATTGGGTGTCGTTTAGTATACTTGCCGTAATTAAATTATAGGTTGTCCCTCCACAGAACAAAGCAGTAACTTGAGTAATAGTACTAATGCAGGTTAGTTCTATTTGAAGTCTAACAACAGTCTTAGTAATGCCGATGCTGATATTGAGTAAATAAATTTACTATTAATGATTAACGCATTTTAACAGATAATAGCCACCTAAGGAGAGAGACCTTACCACTTGGTAAAAAACATAAACTTATTAATGGGGCTAGTAGCATAATTGTCGAAAACCTCTATTTAATTTATACACGAATATCATATGGATAGAAATGAATTAATAAAAGAAGTAAGTAAATACTTTAAGATCTAGGAGTTAGTGTGCCCTCATTGCTACTCCAAGTTTGGTGAATCTTCATGGTAGTTTATAAGTACAGAATTACTTAGTACTCTGTATATACTACGTACTAAGATATTCAATAAACCTATTACTATTAATACTTGGAAAGCTGGTGGATAGTTCTCATAGAGAGGATTACGTTGTAATATGTGTCAACTAGTAAAGAATAAAAGTAGTATTTACTTATCTGCACACTGTTTTGATGATCAAACCGAAGTACTTACTAATAATGGTTGGAGAACGTATAAGACAATATAGCCAACAGATTTAGTATATTCGATGAACATTGAAACTGAAAATATTGAAATCAAACCAATAAGAGATATAATTAAATACGATTATGATGGTGAACTGTATTGTGCGGAAAATAAACACATATCATACGCAGTTACAGATAAACATAGAATGCTAGTAAAGGGTATTGCGAACAAGTATAAAAGAATTACCAATAGATAGATAAGTGAAAAATGGAATACTTATTTGTAGCATTTGCGTAGCAATAAAAGCGAAAAATATCACATAGAGTTAGCAAAAGATGTACACGGTAGAAGAATGTTTTTTAAAACGGCTGGTATAAAAGATAATACTAACACTTATGATATAAATTTACTACGTATGTGCATGGCTGTAATTTCCGATGGTTATCTTGGAAGAGTAAATAAATAGGGGAACTATGAGTTAAAGTTTAATTTAAAAAAAGAAAGAGACAAAAATGAACTAGAAGACATACTTGCAAAATTAAACTGGAAATACGTAAAGAAATATTCTATTTCACATGAAAGACATGGTTGTACTGGAGTATATAATTATTATGTTAATTCAACAGTTGGTGCACAAGTAAGTCAAATAATTGGGAAAAATAAAAAAATACCAATGTGGTTTCTTTCTCTATCCCCTGATATAATGAAACAGTTAATTATAACATATGCAAAATTTGACGGGCACTTGGATGAACGTAATAATAACACAAATATATCTATCTATTCTATAGATGAATATAATATCGACATGTTATAGATTATGTCAATTCTATGTGGTATGCGGTGCGTAAAGAAACACGAAAAGAATGTAAAAAACGTTATAAGAGGTAAAGAGTATATAACAAAAGATTTTTATACTATTTTTATAACCCAAAATAAAGATTCTTCTAAAGTTTCAGAAAAGAGTTATTTTATACGCAAATATAAAGGTACTGTATGGTGTGTAAATAATGATAATACCACATTAATAACAAGAAGAAACGGAAAAGTAGTATTTATTGGAAACTGTTTAGGTAAAGCTATTGACTTTAATGTAAAGGATTTAGATAGTAATGCAGTGAATAACATAGTAAGATAGAATGCTGAATTATTTGAATACCCTATTAGATTAGAAGCTAACACCGATGGGTGGAGTCACATTGATTGTTACGTACCTAAGGACTCTTCTAAGAAGCTTTTAGAGTTTAATGGATGAGTTGTTCATTTAATAAAGAAAGTAGATTAAAACGACTTAAAATGCGTTATGGAAAAAGAAACTATATTATATAATATATTATATGTGGATAATAGAGCTAGAAACATTATTCCTGAAGTAATAGATGCTTGGAATCTTACACCACATAGATTTATTAAATCTGGTGAAACTGTTTCACTAGATGTTCATAGTAATATGTACAATATTCAAGGATTTAGTTCTGCACAGTATGTACATATAAATATCAAATAGGATAGAATAGACATTACTCTAGATCCTAATGACACAGATGCTACTAGATAGGCACGTATATCACTTAATATAAGTGACTCTACTGGTACTCATAAATTATTACAATTTGTAATACATTAGAATTAATAATTAAAATATACGTATATGACAAGAATAACAAGAAGCTATGTAGCTCCAAATCCCAAAGAGTTTGATTATTGGGTTGACTTAGCAGCAGATCCAAAAGGTAATGTAATTAAGTATTATGCAGGTAGTAGCAAATGGCTACCAATAAATGATGATACAGATAATGATCAGAGTGCTAAGATTGCTGCACTTGAATCAGGTAAAGTGGATAAGGTGGAAGGAAAAGAACTATCTAGTAATGACTTTACTGATGCATATAAAACTAAACTAGATGGTATTGCTGCACAAGCAAATAAATATGTTTTACCAACAGCTACAGCTGAAACTATTGGTGGAGTAAAGGTAGGAGCAAATATTTCTTATAGTAATGGTACAATTAGTCTTAGTAAAGCTAATGTGACTAGTGCATTAGGATATATACCTCCTACAGCAGATACTAAAGTGACTATAAATAATACTTTAACGAGTACTAGTACTACAGAAGCTTTAGCTGCTGCACAAGGTAAAGCTTTAAAAGATTTAATTGACGCATTAACTACAAGAGTTGCTGCATTAGAAACTCCAGCAGCTTAATATAACAAATACATATGGTAACAAATAGGATAATATTTTTTGCAACATCTGTTCAACCTAATCCGGAAGAAATAGACTATTGGGTTGACTTATCTGATAATCCTTATGGTGGTAGCATTAAATATTTCAATGGAACCGAATGGGTAAGGCTGGCTGCCTCTGGTGGTATACCTGATCTTAGCAACTACTATACTAAAACATAGGTAAACAAATTGCTTAATGATAAAGCAAACATTAGTGATGTAGATAGTAAAGTAGATGATGAAGAGGTAAAAGACGTAATAAAAGATATACAGTTTAATACTTCAAATCCTAATGACATTACTATGGTAATGTTTAAGTATGATGGAAGTAATAAAACTGTTTCAATACCAGTAGCTTCTACAAGTTCTGCTGGTATTATTACATCTAAAGACTTCTTAGACTTTGTTAAGCAGCATCAGTTATAGGAACTTCATACTGAGATGATTGATACCTTTGCTGATATACGTGCAAAGTATTAGAAGAAACTCATTGCAGGTTTAAACATTGAAATTGATCAAGAAACTAATGTTATTAGTGCATCTGGTGATCTAGCTGTACAATGGGATAATATTACTAACAAACCAGATTTTAAACCAGTAGCTACATCTGGTGATTATAATGACTTAATTAATAAGTTAAAACCAGGTAAAGACGTTAGTATTAGTGAAGATAATGTGATTAGTATTGCTATTGATTCAGATTCATTAGAATAGTCTTTAGCTACTTTACAAAGTAATATAGATAAAGAAGTTGCTACTGCTCGTGCTGCTGAAACTAAATTAGGCAATGATATAGCTACTGAGAAGAATAGAGCTCAATCTGCTGAATAGACTATTAGTACTAATTTACAGAATGAAATTGATAGATCTACTCAGATAGATACTCAACATACTAATGCTATAAACAAAGAGATACAGGATAGAAAAGAAGCTATTGACACAGAAGTTAGTGATAGAAATGCAGCTATCTTAGTAGAAACTAATAGAGCTAAAGCTAAAGAAGAAGAGTTAGACAATAAGATTACCGATCATACTACTGCAACTAATGCAGCATTAGCATTAAAAGCAGACAAGTCTGATACTTATACTAAAGCACAAGTAGATGCTAAACTATCTGGTGCTTATAAAGTAAAAGGATCTAGTACATTTGAAGCTCTACCTAAAGACAACAATGTAGTTGGTGATGTATATAATATTACTAATGCATTTAACTTAGGTGGTAAACATTATGATGCTGGTACTAATGTAGTATGGACTGAAGAAGGTTGGGATGCTTTATCAAGTTCATTTGATACTACTGCTATTGAAGGTAGCATTCAAGAAGTAGCTGATAACTTAGCTCAAGAGATACTTGATAGAACTCAAGCTGATACTACTATTAATAACAACATATCTTCACTTACTAATAGAGTAAAAGTAAATGAAGATAAACTTACTATTATTAATGGTAATGAATCTACTACTGGTTCTATAGCCAATGCTATTAAACAAGCTAAGTCATACACTGATACTACTGTAACGGCTGAATAGACTAGAGCGTAGGGAGCAGAGCAGAAGTTAACTAGTGATTTATCTAGTGAAATAGCTAGAGCAACTGCTGCGGAATCAGCAAATGCTACAGCTATACAGAATGAAATTAATCGTGCTACAGGTGTAGAATCTACTTTATCCTCAAACGTAGCACTTATTTCTAAAACTAAAGTAGACAAAGTAATTGGTAAACAATTATCCACTGAAGATTATACAACCGAAGAAAAAACTAAGTTATCTGGTATAGATGATAATGCTAATAACTACACATTACCTGCTGCTACAACTACTACACTTGGTGGTATAATAGTAGGAGATAGATTATTTATTGATAGTACAGGTAAATTAGCAGCTACTTATACTTATACTTTACCTAAAGCATCTAGTAGTGTATTAGGTGGAGTTAAGACTGGTAGTAATATTACTAATACTGATGGCACTATTAGTTTAACTAAAGCTAATGTAACTAGTGCATTAGGTGTAGATCCTACTACTACTTATGTAAAGAAAGCTGGTGATACTATGACCGGTCTGTTGAGAATTAAAAATTCAGTAGGAGGAGTACAATTAGAATTATATAGCACTGAATCTGACGGCGGAGCTTATGTGCGATTTTATAATAACAATCAAACAGTAAATACATGGTATTTAGGTGTTGGTGCTTCTAATAATTTAAATATTGGTTATAACACTGTTACCAAAGCTACATTTGGAGATGGGCAATTAGCATTAAATACTGGCTCTAATCTAGCTCCTATCAAAACTAATTCTACTACTCTATGTACCAACCTGAATGCAGATATGGTAGATGGTTACAATGTGTCTGAAGGCGATAAAACAGGTATTCATTATACTAAGTTTTATGGAGTAGGTGCTAATAACACAGATTGGCTGAAATTAGCTACTTTACCACTAGTATCACAAAATACTACTTCTGCTAAATATGTTATTTTTGAAATAGTAGGTGGCGGAAATTATGGTTCTAATCAATACAATTATTCTACACTAGTAGCTAGTACTAGAAATAAAGAATATGTTAAATTAGTTAAGTAGCAAAGTAATACGTAGATTAGTGGAGATGCAGTAATAGCTGGATATGTAGTCACTTCTACAAATGTAGAAATTTGGTTAGGTTTTACTGGAATATATAGATCGTCTATTTCTATTACTTGTAAGAATAAACAATTAGCTAACGATGTATTAACTAGTAGTTTTGTTACTACTAAACCAGATAATTTTGTGTTAGGAGAAATTGTTACATTAGATGCTCCAGACTGGTATGGTGTATCTTGGTCAGAAACATCATCTAATCCAGATTGTACTCGTATTGGTAATATGGATATGCATAGAACACTGCCTATATAGAGTATGATGAAAGGATATATTTATTTCAAAGATGGAAATCCTTTATATAGGATGTTAAAGCTAAATGATAGTTGGACTAAATGTGAAAATTATTCTGCTGGAGGATGGAGAGATGTAGACACTTTATTAGAAGATAATAATGCCAATGTAATGATTAAAATACCTGAATTTTGGTGGATAGATGATTATGTAGAATCTACTGAAACACATAATTTAAAAATATGTCCACATGCCAAACCAGGATGGCATCATCATAAAGAAGCTTATGTATCTGCATATGAAGGTTATATTGATGGAAATTATTATAGATCTTCTAAAAATAAAATACCTAGTGTTAATTTCACAAGATCTGCTGTAAGACCAAAAGCAAGAGCTAACGGTTTAGGAAATTCATGGAATATATATACATATAATGAGCATAGGGCTATTTGTCATTTATTCTTAGTAGAATATGCTACTAGAAATTCACAAAAAGCTGTTAATACTGCACTAACTGTTGAAGGATTTAGACAAGGTGGGTTAGGTTCTGGTTGTACTACAGGAACAGCAACTATTAACGGAGCTACAACTTATTCGTTTGTACGAACTGGAAGTTCTGATAGTTTAGGTAATGGCTCTGGGGAAGTTACTGTAACTATACAATAGACTGATTCATCTGGAGCCAATACTTCTACTATTACACGCAAATGTAATAGATATCGTGGCATTGAAAATCCATTTGGTCATGTATGGAAATATACAGATGATATTATTAGTGTGTATATTTCTGGTTATGGTGCTAGATTTTGGTATAAGTGTGATTCTCCAGACCATTTTGGTGATTCTATTACAGATAATCCATACTATAAAAATATAGCAGCAAACGGCGTTGTTACAGGATTTAAAAGAAAAATAGTTACTACATCTACATGTGACTTTTTCGCTTTATCATGTAGTGATAGCTCAGAATCTACATATTGGTGTGATTACAACTGGGATAATACAGATGGTTCACAGCATTGTTTGTTAATCGGTGGTTGCTCTGGCGATAGCGGCCAGGCGGGTCTCTTCTATCTTAATTCCGCTAATGGGGTTGGTGATTCCTATGCTTATATCGGTTCTCGATTAACATATCTCCCGTGGGCGGAGTAATGACTTAATTATGCAATACGGTGTAGTTAAGTAATACCCACAGGTTGCTTCTCTAGAATTAGAACGAGTATACATTATTAGTTTTAAGTAAAAAAGTAGTAACTCTGACAATAGCAGCAAAGCAGGTCTATTCAATCTTAATTCCAATAATGAGGTTAGTAATTCCAATGCTAATATCAGTTCAATGAAATTGCGTATCATAATATTTTCAGTCTATCATATAATAGCCAACTACTGAGAAGGACCTTACCACTTGGTAAAAAATATAAATAATTTATTAAGGGTTAGTAGTGAAATATCGAAAGCTCTTTGTAATTTCAGACTATGAAGAAATTTAAGAATTTATATTAGAAGATAACAGATTTAGAAAATATAAAACTAGCTCATCACAATGCTAGAAAGAATAAAACTCACAGAGATGATGTAAAAAAAGTAGATGAAGATATAGAAGGATTTTGTAAGTAGATACAAGATATGTTAATCAATCATACTTATAAAACTTCTGAATATTTTACTTTTAAGTTATATGAATCTAAAGAAAGAATAATATTTAAACTACCTTACTTTCCAGATCGTATAGTACATCACGCCATTATGAATATAATGGAACCTTTGTGGATTAATTAGATGATACCTTAGACTTATAGTTGTATCAAGAAAAGAGGAATTCACAAAGTTCTTAAGTAGATATAGCATGATCTGAAAGATAGAAAGAATACTAAATACTGTCTTAAAATAGATATTAGAAAGTTTTATCCTTCAGTAGATCATGATATATTAAAATAGATAATTAGAATAAAGATTGCAGATAGAGAACTGTTATAGTTACTAGATGAAATAATAGATTCATCAGATGGAGTACCTATTGGTAATTACTTATCTTAGTTCTTTGCTAATCTGTATCTATCTTACTTTGATCATTGGGTTAAAGAAGATAAAAACATAAAGTACTATTATAGATATGCAGATGATATAGTAATACTTTATAAAGATAAAGAGTCTTTGTAGACATTACTTAGAGATATAAAGTAGTATTTAAAAGATAACTTAAAACTATAGTTAAAGAATAATTATCAGGTATTCCCAGTAGAAAGTAGAAGTATAGATTTTGTTGGATATAAAATATATCACAACTTTACTTTAGTTAGAAAAGCATTAAAGAAAAGATACTGTAAGAAGAATGCTAAACTAAATAAAAGAAGTACTAACTACAAATATTATAGAAGAAAAATGGCTAGCTATATAGGATGGTTTAAACATGCTAACTGTTATTCTTTACTTAATAAAACTATTAAACATAAAAAGCTATTAGATTACCTGGATATACGTAAGGGAAATAGAACATACGAATAATGAGTACGTTATAGTTATATAACGCAGAGACTTTAACATATGCTAGCAGTAATAAATATTGACTAGCATTTTTATTTCAGATAAAATTATTTTAAGTTGTGTTGAGTAGAAGTTTATATATAATGAATCTTGCAAGACGTATATTTGCTAATGGATATCAATCTATAGTAGGTTGGCTAACAGGTATAGCGACTATACTAGCACCAGCTGCACCATTAATAGGTGTGTCATTTCTATTCATAATATTAGACTTAATCTATGGATATAAAGTATGTAGACAAGTAACCAATAATAGTTACTTTGAATCTGGTAAGTTCTGGTCTACTATTGAGAAACTAGGATTTGCAGCTGTAATGATAGCTGGATTTACTTTATTAGATAAGTTTATATTTATGACATATACTGATCTGGTGTTAGCTAAAGTTGCAGCAGGAGCAGTATGTTTTGCAGAAATAATATCATTATTAGAATCTAGGAAAGCATTAAAACCTAATTCATTAGTCACAAGACTCTTCACAAAGATTATAAAGTCGAAAGCAGAAAAATATTTAGATGTAGATATAACAGACATCTTAGAAGAACAAAATACTATTACAAATGATACCAATACTGATAAGTCTAGCAAAAAGATTAACAAGTAACATTATCGGTTGGTTTAAAAGAAATTACAAAGCAATGGCAGTGATTATCATTACGATTCTCGCTGCCATTTGTTTTTATTAGAATAACTAGCTAGATAAGAAGAATAGAGAACTAGATAGAGTAACTAATAACTATCTTTACTATGAATAGCTAGCAACATAGTAGAAGAATGATAATAGAGTTCTATAGCTTACTCTAGATGAATTTAAAGAAACCAAAGATAGCTTGATACAAGAAGTACAAGCTACAGTAAAGAAATTGAAAATCAAAGAGAAGGAGTTGAAATAGGTACAGATATAGGAGTAGAAAGTAGTACATGATACTACAGTAGTAGTTAGATCAACTGACTTTAAAGTGGAAATCAAACCAAACAATTTGACATCAATCATAATAAATAAAAGAGATACGCTCCTAACACATAGTATCGACATTCGCAATACACAATCACTATTTATTCATACTAAAAAAGAATATAAGCGTAATTATAAGAATTGGTTCTAGCGACTCCTTCACTTTGATTTTAAAAAACGAACTATTTATAAGTACCAAATTGATAACAGTAACAAGTTAATCAATGTAGAAAATACTAGAATAATAGATTTATCAAAATGAACTTTATAAGTCGAATAATTAAATCAATTAATGCAATGAGAGAAAGACTGAAAATAGAGCGTCATGAGGCTATGTATGGTCCACACTTTAATGAAGAATGTGCACTAAAAGCAGTCTCAAAGATGGAAAACGAAGATGGCTCTCGTGGAGAACATTGGAGTTTAGAAGAAACTACTTCAATCGCTAACCAGTACGGAATCAATCTGAAAGGTGAGAAATACAACAAGTATGATTGGTACGTTGCTCTCAATATGATACGTTCAGACTATTATCGTGCAGTTGTTACTATGACAAGTAGTGATCACATTAAGTACTTTGTAGAACTAGCAAAAGCTTGGTTGAATGATAAAGACATAGAAGAAGGAAAGATGTAGCTGATATTAGGAAGATGATAGAAGATACTAAGAAAATGTTTATGGGAGGATTCCCAAAACCACCAATGCCACCTATGCCTAATGTACCAGCTCCATAGATGAAATAATACTCGGCAACGCTCACAACGTTCGCTCACCTCTACGAGGCTCGCTCACTGTATAGTGGACGAGCTTTTGTTGTTTATGTATGTTAATAATATTTCCTCGCTTCGCTCAGAGTTCCTTCGCTTCGCTCGGAAAATTATTATAAAGCTTTTTAAGAAAGGCTATTAGTTTCTGTTAAGGAGTGTATCTAAGATACTATAAAAATTTACAGTAAGTCTTAAAATGCGTTTTATGACTATTATAATTATAATTTAAATATATAGATATGACATTAAATGAGCTCATTGATGATGTTCTATTAGAAGCTAGAAACAACTAGATTGCTGAGAGTGAAAAGCTCAGTAGATACTAGATAGAATTGTGGATTAAAACTTATCGGGCTTACTTATTAAAACAGAAGTTAGATAAGGGAGAACAATTAGATTAGATCTTCTATTAGACTATACGCATGCATTTGGATAAAATAGAAGAAGATCCAGGTCATGCAGAATACCAAGGAGATAAAGAATTGCCTACTTTACTTGGTACTAAACTTACTACTTCAGTAATAACAGTAAAGGATGCCTATGGAAACATTATTCAATTAGGTTCTGAAACTAAGATGAAATTCTAGAGATATAGAAAGTATACCTGTAAAGATTATATTGCATATGTTAAAGGTAATAGGATATATGTAGAAGGTGATGCTAATCAACTAGAATATATTGATGTAGAAATAATTGCTGAAGATCCTACTGAAGATAAACTGTGTTACAATCCTGATAAGGATGAATATCCTTTACCAGCTTATATGTGGGGTACAGTTAAGTAGCTAATCTTTACTAAAGATTTCTTAACTATGAGATAGCAAGTATCTGATACTACTAATGATAGTAAAGATGATACTTAGAATGTAATGAATTAGAATGTTAACAGAAGTATAAGACGATGAATGAATTAAATAAATCTGCATTTAAAACTGCTTCCTATACTATTCCATCGTTTTATAATTCTTATTTAAGTAGTATTGAACCCGATACTGTTTATGATATTGACTATACTACATATAGAAAGATTATAACAGAATACTTTCAATATCTAAGAGATTAGATAATAGAGGAAAGTAAAAGGGTAAAGCTGCCATATAGAATGGGTAGCTTGTAGATAATTAAAAAGTAGCCAAAGCATTTAGATAGCAGAAGTCTTAGAATTGATTATTAGGCTACTAAAGAATATGGTAAATTAATTTACTTACTAAACGAACATTCTAATGGATATAAGTATAGGCTATATTGGGATAAATAGGATTTACTAGTTAAAAACAAAAGTAAATACTAGATATAGTTAAGTAGAGCTAATAAGAGAAATTTGGCTAGTATAATTAAAAATAAAGTTCACGATTACGAAGAAATATGATTTACAAAATGACAAGTAGTAAAGCCGTGATTGCTAAAGTAATTGCGGACTTAGGTTTAAATGAAACTGAAATACCTATTACAGACATCAAACAATGGATAGGCGAAAGTTTGATGAATATAGGTTCTGTTAATCAACTAGATCATAAAGTAGAAGTAATACCTATCAATGGTTATTAGGCTAAGTTACCATGTGACTTAGAAAGATTAAATAGTGTAGCTTACTCTACGTGTGATTGTGGTGGTTGGATACCTATGAAGAAGAGTACAGGTACATTCAGCGTCTATGACAGAAAAGATAACTGTGATTGTTGTAATATGATTGTACACGATGATGTATTAATACCATTGGTAAAGAATCTTCACAATATTACTAAAGATAAAGACGCATTAGAAATACTTAATAAAGATACTAATACTAGATAGACACTTAGTGCATTAATTAATAATTATACAGTTTGTAGCAAAAATGGTAGATTACAGCACACTAGTTTTAATGGTACTAATTTCAGTTATACGCCACAATATGATGTTAAACCAGGATATCTCATCTCAAACGTTCCAGAAGGATATGCGAAAATCTCATACCATGCTATCTATACTGATGAAGATGGTATGCCAATGATGCCAGATGTATAGTCTTACTTTGAAGCTTGCTTCTGGTACTGTGCATAGAAAATACTTTATATTAAGTATATAAAAGGAGAAGTACACAGATAGTTGTGGATAGATGCTAAGAACTCTTATAACTTCTATAGAAAGCAAGCATATGCTGAATCATTAATGCCGAACCAGGACGATTTAAGTAACATTAAGTACACGTGGAATACATTGGTTCCAGAAATGGATGAAGAACGTACTTTCTTTAGCACTACTGGAGATAGACAAGAAATTTATAATTAGAATTATAATAGACTATGGAGATAAATAGCCAAGTAAATACATTTCAAGGGGGTATGAATATCGACAGTGATATTACTATGCTAGCTGATAACTAGTATAGATGGGCTGAGAATATTCGACTACTCACAGATAATGCTGGTACTACAGGTATTCTATAGAATATAGAAGATGTAAGATAGTACGAAGGTGGTATTGAAGCATCTGAAAATATACTTGGTACAGCAGTAACTAGGTGGTACAATTCTACTAAGAAGATAGTAGAAGAATGTGGTATAGTAGTTACTATGGAATTGTATGAAGGAACTTATATTAATAATATATGGGCTATAACTGATTTCAACAGTATTAAACCTACTTGGACTTTAGTAGTATCTGCTGTTATGAATCTAGTTAATAAAGTAGCTATCGTTACTAATTATGAGTCAGATAAAGTAAGCAAGATATATATATCTGATGGCACTTCTTCTATTAAATGCATTAATATATCTGCTCAATATAAAACAGATAAGACTAATCACATAGAAGATGATACTTACTTTGACCTATTACCTAGTTCTACTATTGCACCGTTTAAGTTTATTGAATTGACATCTGGTAATTTACCAGCTGGTATGATACAATATTGTTATCAGTTATTCAGTGTACATGGCGGAGAAACATCTACTTCTTCATTAAGTCCTATGATACCTATATCATCTAGTAATTCAAATTCATCTAAAACATTTAAAGGTGATAGACAAGGTGAGAGTACAGATAAAGGTTGCATGTTACAAGCTACTTTGTTCAATGATGGTAGATTTGAAAAGATAAGAATTATTAGTATTCAATATACTAGCAATACTCAAACTCCTAAGATATATGTAATTAATGAATTGGACTTACCTAAATCTGAGGATAATGTAATAACATTTAATTACAATGATGTTGGTAGTAGTTATGTTAACGAATTAAGTATAGAAGAATTTAACGATCTTGTTCCATTTGAATTTAATGCTAAAAGTATAGCAAAAATGGACAATAGGTTGTTTGCTTCTAATGTGCAGGAATTAACTTGGGATGTAGATTATGATGCTAGAGCATATAGATGTAATAGTAATGGTATTATTAAATTAAACTCTAGCATAAGTAATCAAGATATTACTACTACTTTTCAAGAACTAACTAGTCCAGAAACAGATTTAGTTATACCAGAAGAACACGATTGCATAAACCCAATGAATAGTTCAATGGTATATCCTAATAATTCAACAGATGAATATGCATTTGGATATGATGATAATGGAATTATTAGAGGTGGTAGAGGTCTAAATATTAGTTATAGATTTATTATAACAGATTTAATAGAGTCTGACAATACTCCAGTAGTTGATGATGAAGGTGATAAATTTGTACCATATAGTATGAGCTTATCATCATCTAAAAAATCTTATAATACTATTAAGTTAGTATGTCCTGAAACAAAAGAATTAGTACATACATTTAATAGTGATGGTAAATCTAGAATAAGAAACTATTGCGATCCTTACTATGTATCTAATTTCTTAAGTCATCAAAGAGATGAAGTATATAGATATGGTATAATATTATATAACAATAAGAATATACCTTCTCCTGTACATTGGATAGGAGATATAAGATTTCCATCTGCTGATGTTGAAGGTTATGAACCTTTTACTTTTGGTGGAACAGTAGATGGATCTGGTAACTATGAATTAGTATCTCATCCACTTGGTATAATGTTCTATGTGAATAATCTTCCTACGGATGTAGTAGCTTATGAAATAGTAAGATGTGATAGAACGTTAGCAGATAGAACTGTAGTTACACAAGGATTATTAAATAAGACTATTAGATTTAACGGTTGGTATAACAACACTGAGGATTATAGAGCTGAATATTCTTTAGGTAGTATAGATAGAAGACCTACTATAATGCCTACTTTTGTAGATGGCTCTATTTCTCCATTTGCACAAGGTTATTATCATATATATGATAATAAAATGGTATAGCAAGAAAAATAGGCTATAAATCCATTGGATACTAATGGTATATTTGATTTTGTTAGTGCAGATATATGTTTTAATAAAGAAAAATCAGATTCTATTGTTGATAGTGGAATGAGTATTGTTCCGTTATACTGTGCTAATTCTGCTACATATTGCGATGATGCTAATTACAAACATTATAGATTAGGTATTCCTTTTACTAAAGTAATGGGACGTAATGATAATAATCAAACTGAAAATCCATTTGGTGGTGTAGTAGAAGGTTCTGACTATGATGGTGATATTCCAGCTGTTAAACTAGATGGTGGAGTATTTGACGGATTTGAGCAAAACGATAGTAGACTTAGCGGTGGTATATGTAAATATTATTAGTTCTTTGGAAAGAATTATGCTCATAAAGATAATTCAAATTTACGACAATCTTTTTCAATAAAAGATGTTACTAAACCAACCAATATATCTCCTTATCAGGAAGCATTTGAAGCTAAACAAATAGTAGACTATATTGATAGATTTGGATTTGTAAATTATAGTATTGGTTCTAATGAAGCTCTTGGTCCTCACGGAGTATGTTTGGCTATTAGTGCACCAGATGTATATTCTGGTAATTTTACAGGTATTCGTACTACTCCTCTATTAAGGAAATACAGATATAATGCTGTACTATTTGTTAATATAAAGAAAAACGCTACTCAATATGGTGGTAATACTTTTATGAGTAGAAGTTATTCTGTATACAACAGTACTAATACTTATGTTAAAACATCTTGGGAAGGTTATGATGCGGCAATGTGTTTTGGTGGAGATACATATTTAGGAGTATTAGATTATACTCACACTATGTTATTTACTAGAAATGATGCTGATGATAGAAATGGTTTTAAGAGATACGTTGGAGCTTATATACCATTAGAGTCTAGTATTAATCTATACTATAGAAATGATGAACATTATTCACAAGATATAGTAGAATCTTCTGGAGACGCACAAACTGGAGAAGCTAATATTTATTTCCTAACAGATCCAGGTCAAATGAACACTTTGTATACTTAGAAAACTCCAATGTATGTATACAATGCTGCATATTCTAACACTAGTACTAGTAAGAACTATATACAAAAGTCTATATATGCTGAAGATGATGTTAAGAGTATGAATAGGATTACTTGTTCAGAATTAAAAACAAATAATGAACAAACAGATAGTTGGACTAAATTTAAATTTGCTAACTATTTAGACACAGATAGTACATATGGACCAGTTACTAATCTTAAAGTATTTAAAAACAAATTGTATTTCTTCTAGGATAGTGCTGTAGGTATAGCCTCTGTTAATGATAGGTCATTAATTACTGATAATAATGCTGGAGCTTTGACATTAGGTACTGGTGGTATTCTTACCAGATACGATTACCTAGTTACTTTAAATGGTGATAGTATTATTAATGATAAGAGTATTACTAATTCTGAAACTACTTTGTATTGGTATGATTTAGATAAAAATGTTATATGCTCACTTAGCAATGACTTTAATGAGTTATCTAAAGTAAAACAAGTATAGACGTATTTAAATAGATTACCAGATAATGCTAGAAAGAATCCAGTATCATTCTATGATAAGAAATATAATGAAGTATGGTTTAGAATATATGACAGATGTTTAATATTTAATGAACAACTAAATGTATTTACTTCTTTTTATACTCATAATCCAAACTGGTTCTTCCCATTCTCTACTAGATTAGTTACTATTAAAAACAATAATTGTTATTACTTACATAATATGTATGATGTTAATAGTACTACTAAAGAAGAAAAAATATCTTATGTTAGATTTGTAGTTAATAAAGATATAGCATATACTAAAGTATTCGATAATCAATGGTTCTCTGCTGAATTTGTAGACATTGGAGATGAAACTAAGCCTACGTTAATATCTGATATACACTTTAATACTAAGAATTAGGAAACAGAACCTATTGATTGGAAATAGATAGAATAGAGAGAAGATACATTTAGATTCCCAATAAGTAGAGAGAAACAAAATAATCCAGGGTAGCAACAATAGACTAATATGTCTTATGCTGGAAGAATGAGAGGAAAATACTTAATCTGTAATTATACATTAGATTGTAATGATAACAGAGAATTTAAGCTTCCTTATGTTAAAACAACTTATAGATATTCAATGTTATAATATGAAAACTAAGAAATTAAAAAGAGTTCCTCAATATGCTTTCGGTGCTGATGCTATTTCAAACTGGGGTAATATGAGTGGAGTAGATAAAGCGAATGTAGTTACACAAGGAGTTGGTGCTGTAGGTAGTATGATAGGTAATGCTACTAGTGGAAAGAAACCTACAGCAGCTGGTGTAATAGGTGGAATAGGATCTGGGGCTGCAATGGGCGCTTCTATTGGTGGACCTTGGGGAGCAGTAATAGGTGGAGCTATTGGTGGTATTACTTCAAGTATAGGTTCTGGCGGTTCTGTTAATGAACAGACTGGTGAATATGAATTACCATCAGGAATAGCTGGTCTATTCGGTCACAGTAAAAGTTATATACGTAACAAAGCTGGTAGAATTAAAAACGGTATTCAAGCCAGACAAATGTCTGAATAGGTAGCAGCTGATTACTATCAAGAAAATGGATACAACGAACTGAGCTTATCTGAAGGTGGTATAGTACCATCCACTGTAGCTTACTTAGATGATGGTGAAATGCTGAGAACACCAGATGGAACTATAGGTTCTATACCAGAAGAAGGTAAACCTACAGATTCTAATTTATTAAATGTACCTGTTGGAACTCAAGTATTAAGTGATAAGATTAAAGTTCCAGGAACAAATAAAACATTTGCAGAAATGGGAAAGAAGTTAATGAAGAAAAGCAACAAGAAAACTAATAATATATATGCTGAAAATAGTTAGATGCTAAATGAGAGAAATAATCAGATAGCTTATCAAGCATTATTAGATTAGCAAGAAGCTTTGAAAAGTAAAAAAATAAAGAAGAATGCAACTGCTTATGCAGATGGTACTAGAGGTATTAAACCATATGGATATAATAAAAATATGTCTGATTTTAAATACTGGGATTCAGATAAAAATAACTATACACAAGATTACTTAAACTGGGTCAATAGTATCACAGATCAAGACGTAAAAGATATCTATGGTGGTAAATATGGAGACATGTCTACTTACTTAGGTAAGAATAAAGGAGTTATACCTACAGTAGAACAAGCTAGATCTTTAATGACAGATAGAAAGTATGGTGACTGGCATAAGATTGGTCAAGCATATGTAGATAGTAGATCTAATCAAAGTAATGGACCTAGACATATACCATCATCTGAAGTAGCAAGTAGATTAGGTATTCCTTATAATATTAATGCTCCTATTGGTAATGTAGATACTGCTAATGCTAGAAGTAGTAAATACTTTAACTATACTGGTAATCCTGGACAGCTTCCAGTAGGTAATATGTATAGTGCAAATAGTAAAAAGCCAAAAACTCCAAGTGATAATAACTGGTTAGATCTAATAGACAATATAGCTGCATTAGCTGGACCTATTAGTAACATATTCTCAGGTAGTCCTGAAAGAGTAGAAACATATACTTATGATCCAGTATACGGTCCTACTGATTATAACATAGATCCTATACTTAGAGAAGCTACTCTAAGTGATAGAATTGCTAGATACAATATGGCTAACATTAATCCTAACACTGGAGCTAATATGGCATTTGGTTTACAGTCAGCAGTTAATAGGAACAAAGCTATCGCTAATGCTTATGCTACTAAGAACAATGCTGAAAATCAAATGGCATTTAATAATGCTCAAATAGCTAACCAATGGGGGCAACAGTATGCTAATGCTAGACACTTAGCTTCTGTAGAACAAGCTTAGAATGATGCAGCTACTAGAAATATTCGTAGAAAAGGATTTGGTGATTTATCTACAAGAATATAGTAGATAAATAAAGACAAACGTTTAACTAAAAGAGACTCTGCTGTACTAGAAGCTATGTTACCTTATTTGGAATATGGTATGACATCAGATCAATTAACTAAATTATATAATAATTTGAAAAGATAATGGCAACGAATAGATTTGATAAACCAATAGAAAGTGAGTATATTAGTTAGTATACACCAATACCCTTTGAATAGTTATATGCTATAGGTAAAGCAAATAACGAAAGAGTAGATAAAACTTATTAGGATTTAGGTAATTAGTTTACTAAATGGTCAGAGTTTAGATCACCATCGGCTGTAGACACTAAAAGATGGTATGATTTAACAGTTGGAGCTGGACAAGATGTAGTAAATAAATTAGCAGCTAATCCAGATTTGATTAAAACAGCAGAAGGTAGATCTTTAATACAATCATTTATTAATACTAGACCTTATAACGAACTAAGTTAGTTACAATAGAGCAGAGAAGGATTACTTTAGAGATAGAAAGTAAATCAACAACTTATGCTATCTGGTAAGTATAATCCTATGTGGCACGATGTTGACTTTACTAATTATAATACTTTAGATAGTGGAGTATTCAATGACGTTGCTCCATTAGCTTATAAGTCAGAAGTAGATTTAGTAAAGCCTTATGTTGATAATTTAAAAGCTGGGTATATTAGATCTGATGGCAGTTATGATTATTCTGGTGTGTCTACTGATAGAACTGACAAATAGATAGCTAAGAATAGATCTGCAATATATAATACTCCAGAAGCTCAAATGCATATAAATACTTTAGTAAGATAGGGATTTACTCCTGATCAAGCTAGAGATTTATTTACAGATAGAATTTATAGAGCAGGTAGAGAGTTTGCATATGAAGACAGGGAGGCAAATGAATTTGCTAAACTAGAATATAGTAATAGATTAAGAGCCGCTAGAACTGGTCAAGACACAGTTAATAACGGTCCTTGGTATTTAACTGATTCTTTGGAATATACTGGGTTATAGAAATTTAATAATGCTAGAAACTATTACTTATCTAATAATCCTAATTATGAGAAGCTAAGAAACGATGTTAATAGCAATGATCCAGTTATTAGAGAAATGGCTAGTAAACAACTCAGATCACTTGCAGATAGTGCCACTCCTTATAATATGTTCAGAGATATTATGAGAAAGTATGGTACAGAGAAGGATGGAAAATTACAAATTACAAATACAGATATAGATTATGCCGTTAATGATATATTCAATAACTTTGGATATACGGTTCGTAACTCTAAATTAAATGATCTATTGAGTAGTACCATACAGGGAATTACAGAAAATGAACAAAGTACTCCTTTAGGTAGACGTAAAATTATATCTGGCGGAGAGAATTTGAATTTAATGTCTAGAGTAGTATCAGAAATAGCTGGATTTGAAGCAGTAGATCCTAATCGTAATAAAGTAATAAATGCTTTGAAAGGTGGCAAATTTAATAATATGATATTACTTAACAATGACAATATGATAACTATTCCAGTTGTTAAGGACGGTTAGCCAAGCACAGCTAATTTGCAAAGAATTAAAGTAGCTATATCTGAAGATGATATTAAGAATGCTGGTCTTACTGAAGATGATATGAAAAAAGCTGGAGCTACAATACAAACTTCTAAACAATCTATATCAGAAAGTGAAACATCTAACTTATCTGGAAAAACTTCTGGCGAAAGATCTGAATTAGGAGAACAAATAGCTAAGAAATGGAGTAGTAATACTACTAGAACTGTTAGACCTGGTATTAAATATTATGTATTAAATTTAAGTAACAGTGTACCAACATCTGGAGATGATTTAAATGCTGAATATTTAAATCAACAAGCACTTAAACTAAATGTGACAGGATCAGTAGCATCTGGATTGTATCCAGATGTACAAAATGAATCTTTTGGATTTCAATAAATAATATAATATGGCAAAGAAACAAACATTTACTGTGGGTAGTAAAGATAATATGAGAAGTAGGCTTCAAGAGTTAAAGGATTATACATTTGATCCTTTAACTGGAGTCAATCCTTCTGAAGAACAATACGAATTTGATATGGCTCAAACTAAGCCATTAAATACTTCTTCTTTAGAAGAAACTCCTAAGTAGGAAAAGAATGTAACTACTGAAGATGCTAGTACCGCTAAAAGTGGAAAAGGACCCAACTATATAGCAGATCCGGTATTCTCATTTATCAATGGTATTCAATAGGATATGGTAGATAGACCTACTGGTGATATGCTGTTGAATAATAAAGAAAAAGATGAATTAGAGTTTCAGAAAGTATTTCTAGAAACTGAAAAAGAAATGAAGTTGTTAGATCAACAACTTAATAGAGCTTACTTAGATAAAGATACAGATAAGGTTCATGAATTATATCCTTAGTATAAAGCTACTTTTGATGCATACTCTAGTATGCTAGATGAATATAAAAAAGTAGCTAGTAAATACTATAATCAGTATGGATATTAGCCTACTGTAGAAGAAAGATTACAAGCTCTTAATGAAGGTATTTCTGAAAGAGAGCAGAAGTCTAAAGAATTAGGTGAAGATATTCAAAGAGGTAGAGATATATTACATTTTACTAATAGTATATACTCTATAAGCGATGAGTGGAAACAATTAGAACAAGAAAATTGGGTATATCAAGTACCTAGAGCATTAGGTACTTCTTTTTCGTCTATATAGGCTACAGCTGCTAACTTTGCAGCTATTGCTGCTGCTAATTATTTAGCAGCACAAGTTGCTGCATCTCCTACTGGTCCTTATTCTCCATTAATTGCTGGCGGTGCAGCATTAATAGGAGCTGGAGCTACAGTAGGTACTAATATATGGTCTAGAGATAGAGAGTCCTTATCAGAAGTAGCTAACAATTATAAACAGAATGTTTATGAGTATGCTAACAAAAACAACATAGACATCAATAGCTTAGCAGATATAGGTAGAGAGAATTTAAGTCGTATTACTGGAGTAGAGTACTCCAACGATAAGAATTCTTCAAATTATAGAAGCAATGATGAAGTGTTTGAAGATATGTTAGCCTATGATATACCTACTAGTAATAATGAATTAGATGCGTTGAGATATACTACTAAAAATAACTTAAAAGACATCTATAATAGAAACATGGCTTTAGCAGCTAGTGATGTAGCTCAAGCTGCTACTATAATTCCTGGAGCAGGTAAGGTGTTTACTAAAGTACTTGGTAAACTTAATTTGCCAGAGAGAGCTATTGACGGTACAGTTAAGGTATTAGATAAAGCAATTGACTATACTACTAAGAAAGTAGCTCCTAAAATGTCTAAGGTAGCTAAACATAGATTGTCTAAATATGTATTAGAACCTACTGTTAGAATAAGTGCTAATGCTGCATTAGAAGGTGTTGAAGAAGTAACTCAATATATGATTGGTAATCGTATAAACGAACAGAATATATCTGATACTAATCTATATAATCCTCTCGATGTAGCTACTATGTTTATGGAAAACAATGCTATGGCATTAAAAGGTCTAGCTGCTGTAGCTGGTATTAGTGGTGATCCGGCTTTAGATGGGAATAAAGAATTAGTAGATAACTTTAAAGTAGGCGCAGCTATAGGTTTACTTATGGGTGGTGGAACTACAGCTGTAAGTACTGTTAATAATCTAAGATCTTATAATGCAGGCACAGAGTTATCTAGAAATTTAATGGCAGAACATATATCTGCAAAAGAGGATATATATAAATATATTCAATATGCCAATAAAGCAGATAAGAGAATGCTTAATAAGGAAGCGTTCTTAGACGCTATTGATCAGCAAATAGAATCTGCTAACATTCCAGATGGTTGGACTAAAGAAGATCTTGAAAGCGAAAAAAGAAATATATCTTCTATATATGATATTGTAAAGAATAACAGTAAAGTAAGAGAATTTAAAGGAGAAGATAGACACATTGCTGCTGCTATATATAAGCATAAAACTGATATGTATAACAAAGCTATATCTGATTACGAAACTCAAATAAAAGATATAGCTCAAAGCTATAACTCTATTAATTCTGAAATAGATAATGTATTAGGTAGTCTATCCGATGATAATGCTGATAGTGAAAATACCTTACTGTTAAAAGCTTATCTGTTAGACAAAGCAAGATTAGAAGGAATTAAAAATTATATTAGAGTGTTAGAAGAATCTCAAATAGTAGACAAAGATAAACTAGATGAGTTCTACATAGCTGAAAAAGGTATAGAAAGACGTTTGTCAGGTTTATCAGATATTAAAGATAAATTCTCCGTAAATCCTGACGATATTGTTTTAAGTTCAAGAGACGATATTGAATCAAATGCAGTTAAAAGTCTTTTAGCAGAAATTGCATTAACAGATGCTAAACAATCATACAAGAAATTTATAAATAGTGACAAAGCCTTAAATAAGGCTGTCGATATATATAAGAATAGTATTACTGAAGATACTATAAATCAAGATGAACAGATTCAAGAAGAAGAAACTCCACAACAAGAACCTGCTAATATTGATGAAGAAGATACTTCAGATACTATAACTCTACAAGATAGTATTGATAAAGCACAACAATAGGCAGATAAAATTCAAGAACTAATTAACCAGCAGTCAGCTATACTTGAACAAGCATAGCAGCAATTAACTGGAGAAACTGAAGAAGAGGAAAAAGCCGTTACTCAGCCTACTCAAATTCCTTCTGAACAACCTGTACAAGAAGAAGAAAAAGAAGTTATATCTCCTAAATCATTTTGGGAATTAGGTACAACTGTAGATACAAACGAAGACTATGAAGGATTAGTAGAAGAAGAACTGACCGAAGAAGATTTAATTAATCCTGATGAAACTATATCAGAAGATAATACTAATAATGTAGCAGACAATCCAGAAGCTACAGTAGATCAAAATGCATCTGATTATGAAGGCATATAGAGTGCTGAAGATATACCCTCTATTTAGGAACAACCTTTAATGTAGACAGAAGAAATCATCCCATAGACTCATACTGTTACTAGTAATGCAGAACAATCTTCTGCTCCTGTTACTGAACAAGATGTAGAAGATAGCAAAGTATATGATACTGATGATGTTTAGGTTAACGATGAAGAACCTACAGAATTGGTATATGGAACTCTATACTATCGGCCAGATAATGATCAACCCATGTTCAAAGGCTATGAATCTGGAAGATCATTAAATGAGTATCTATCTACTCCAGGTATGTTAGCTGAAAGTAAAGTTACGGCTAAGATTGGTCCTAAAGATTCTAAGTTTGGATCATATGATCCAGCAAATAAAGCTACCTGGGATGAAGCTCCTATATATATAGAAATAGAAGCCAAAGATGGTCGAAAGTTCATGGCTACTTTGAAAACTATCGAAGGAGCTAAAGGTATATATAGAACTCATGGTAGAGAATTATCTAAATCAGAAGAAGATAGAATCCGTGAGTTACGTAATCAAATCATTGAAGCTAAAATTAATGATCCAAATTGTGAAATAACATTTAAGAATATTACTATTACTAATGGTAACTTTAATGTTAATAGAACAGAAGAAGGAGAAGTAATAAATAGAAACCTATTGGATATAGAATCTTTAGGAGTTAGAGATTTACATAATATATTAGATTCAGAAACTAAGTTTGGTATAGGTAAAGGTGTAGCAGACCATTTTATAATCATGGATAGAAACAGTCTTCCTATGGAAGGCAAAGGTGGATCTGGTAAAATATTTGTATATCCACCTGCACAAAATACTCCAGCTGGTGTTACTAGAAACATTAAACTTAATGAAGCTAGATTTAGTAATGAAGATAATAGTCCTTCAGAATTAGCTAGATACTTGGCTAATGTAATACTATATAGATAGACTGGTAATGAAGCTGTATACCCAGAAGATGTAATTCAACTAGTAGTTAACTATGGTAATTCTACTACATTAGATCCTTCTGATCCTAGATATGCATTTTTAGCAGATAAATAGTTCTTTGTAAATTATAAGGAAGGCTGGGCTTAGTTAGGTAGAGAACAAGTTCTTCTATCTAAATTAAGAACAGATGCTGGATTTGAAGACCTAGTAGAATTTATTACAGATAATTTACATTGGAATACAGAAAAAAATCTATTGTGGGAACCATTGCCTAAATCATTTAGAGAAGCTATGATAGATGATAATGTAGATCATTTAGAATTAGTTCCTGGATTAGAATTTGATTTAGAAGATGTTGGATTAAAGAGAGTAAATGGTAAATTAATAACTGATGAAAATAATCCAAAAGGGTTAACCACTTTAGCTTACTTAATTAAACACGGTAAGCTATTAAGCGATTTGTAGGATAGATTGTTTACTAGACCGTATGTATATATTGATTCTCCAGTAATATCTTCTAAACCTACTGAACAACAAAAGAAGTTAGAAGCAGAATCTCAATCTCCTACTAAAAAGAAATTCAGTTTGTATGAAGTTCCTACTTTTGATGCTGGTGAAGAATTAAGTAGCAAAACAGAAGATAAATCATATGATGAATTTACAGATGCAGATTCTGATGCTGTATCTAATTTCTTAGGATTAGATGGAGCTCCTAAAATATTAAATAGTAACCAGTTAAAACAAAGTAAATTTATCAATACCAAAAAGGCTAAAAAATGGTTACAAAAGAAGTTAGGTCTTACTGATGAACAAGTAGAAGTAACTGATGGAGTTATTAGAGAATTTGCTAATGGTTCTGCTGTATATGGTATAGCTAGAGCAGATGGAATTGCTATATCTAATAAAGCTATTGAAGGAGTATAGTATCATGAAGCCTGGCATAGAGTATCTCTACTTATGTTAGACAAAGATACTAGAAATAAATTATATGATGAATTCAGAAAACAAAATGATCAGTATAGCAATTTAGACAATAAGCAACTAGAAGAAGTAATAGCAGATAGATTTATGGATTATATGCTTAATGATAAAGAATCTACTTTAAGATACTATATCAATAAGATATTCCGTAATATTAAAAAATTCTTACATATTAATTCTAATATTGATCCTACAAATCTTAATAAAATATTTGATGCTATTAAGTATGGAGATTTTTCTAATTATCAGCTCAATGAAGAATCTCTTAAAGACTTCTTAGATTCTTATACTGATGGAGCTTATTATAAAGTTGGTCCTAATAAGGATATAACCCTAAAACACTTTCCAACTTTACAAGACTTCCATTCAGCACTAGATAGTTTAAAAGCTTGTTTATTTATAGCTAATGGTGCTAAATATATATCAGATGTATAGAATTTAAGTAATACTAAACTTAAAGATCTTTTACAGTCATTTATTAAATCAAATAGAACTACTACTGAACAGAAGGAAGCATTACAAGAAATAGTAGATAAATTTGATGTATTTATGTATCATCTACAACCAATGTTGGAATAGATGGGAATTAGATCTATAAATCAAAATATGGATGAAGAGTTCCTAGATAGAGAAAGTAATGGTATATAGAACTATGATAAAGCTGGGTATGAATTTGATAAGAAGAACAACGCATTAGCTAGCGCAAAAATGTTCTTCGCTACATTATCTGATACATATTTTAGTTATAAAGACGTTAGTGGAGTAAAAGCTAGGACTCTTAGTACTAGGATTAATACTATTACAGGATTGCCTATGATTGTTAACTATGATACAGCTTACGCTCTAATTCTTAAAAACTTAAGTACAGTAGAATCATTTAGTACTGAACCTGGACAAGATCCAGAAACTTCATTATTAGGTAGATGCGCTAGATTAGCTAAAGGTAATGCCTTCTTTGCTTTCTTATATAAGAGATTGAATGGAGATATTGATATAAATCTTCAGACACAAATATTACAAACAGTTAAGAGTTTTGATTAGAATTTTGTAGAAGTACATTATCAGCAAACTGAACAAGGTACATCATTTGTAGTAGATGATGGGATAAACAAAAGAGCTACTAAAATGTATCCTTCTACCTGGTCAGATTTGTTCTTTAATTCTTCTTTAGTAGAAAGAACTGAAACTGAAACAAAACCTAATAAATCCGAAATAAACGCAGTTATAAGTAGATTTAATGAATTATATAAGTAGGTAGAAGATAATAGAAATACTATTACTAATACTGATGTAGATACTTATATCAATGAATTAGTTAATATATTAAACTCTATTGGAATTACTGTAGATCATGATACTATAGAAGGATTATTACCTAATGACAGACCTTATGGCATATCTAAATTAATATTAGGCAATGAAGCTGGTGCGTTGAAATATTTATTTAATGGAACACTTCAGAATCTTATAGATGATAAGACAAAATATACTAATAAAAAAGGTATAGCTACAGTAAGACAATTAGACTAGATATACATGAACTTGGGTAAGAACAACTTCATTAACACATTAGCTCAAGCTCAAGCTGTAACACATCCTAGTGATACTGAAATATCAGTATTAGGTCCTAATAATAATATTATTTTTACTAAGACTTTGAACTGTTTTGTATCAGATCAAGTTAGATGGCTTAATAATCACGATGATGCTACATTAAAGGATTTAAATGCTGATACTTATTGTCGAAGTTCTTTGATTTTATCCGCTGTTAATAATAACAGTCCTATTAGATTAAACACATTTGTTAATTTCTATGGAGAGAATAGAGGTGATAAAGGTAGAGATTATCTAAGTATTTCACCAGTTGAAGACTACTTAGCTAAAATGACATTTACTTATAATAATCATATTATATTCCCAACTATGGCTGATAAAAAGACATGGTTTACTATTAGTGGAGTAGGATTGTTCAATAAAGAAATGTCAATTACTCAAGTCGGCAATAGTTTAAAGTTATAGTTTAATAGAGAAGCGTTAAAACACTTATATCGCAGTTGGGAAGATGAATACAATACTATAGTAGAATATTACAATTCACTTCCAGATGTTAAGAAACCTATTAAGAACTATCATACATCTGGCAAAGGTGGTCTGTTTAGACACTTTACTGGATACTATACAAAAATAGATGGTCAACTTAAGTGGATAGATTTAAATGAAAGAATCAAAAACTCTGTAAAAGAAGGTAATATAATACAGACATTAGAAGAGATTAAATAGGAACTATTTACTACTCCAAAGGATACTTTCTAGAAGATTAATGATAATCTACATATGCAACTTAAGCAAGAAATAGACACTTGTGAAAAGTTAGGCATAATAGAAAGAGATAAAAAGAATCCTAAAGTTATCAAGAATAAGCTATTAGACAATGTTGTATTAAATAAATTCAAAGAAATATACTTAGCACATCCTAATAATAACGTATCTAATCAAGCAGAAAGATATGCTATTTTAACTATGATTGGTAATCATATGATAAACTATAACATATCTGTATTAGAAACAGAAAAGATATTTACTGGTGATGTTGCTTTCTTTAAAAACGATGACGATAAGATCAAACGTTTAGGAGCTGTATTATCTACTGGAGATAATCTAAGAACTCAATGGTATACTAGTGTAGATAAGAACATTAAAGAGTATAGAAGACTATAGAATAGATAGACTTACACAAATACTACTATTAATGATAATGAAATACCTAGTAGACAGCATAAAGAACTAGAAGATTTATTTACTTTCTCTAATACTAGAAAATTACTTATCGAAAAAGAAGGTTTAACAGAATATCAAGTAGATGAGTTAATGAAAGATCCTAAATCAGCAGAGGAAAAGTACTCTATAATATTCCAGTTGGCTAAAGATTTAGCTGTAGAAGATGCATCAGCATACGGTATGAATAAAAAAGGTACAAAAGGTAATATTAACCAAGCTGATGCTGCTGTGTATATTAGACCTCAGATGTATAGAGATATTGTTAAAATGCTTGGAGAATGGAGTGATGAAATTGAAGAAGCTTTTAACATAATGGAAAGTGATGCAGACTGGTTAAATGATGCAGAGTTGTATGCTAAATCTTTGAAGACATTAATTAAGCCATTAAAGACTACTTACTTTGGTTATACTTATGATGCTAATCTAAAACATTGTATACCTGTGTTTAATAAGATGGCTATGTTCCCTATGTTTAAGGTATTAGCTACTGGAGACAATAGAGAAATATATGATAGAATGAATGCTATTGGTAAGTATCAAGGACTTACTCCTATTGATCAAGTAGCATTTGAATCTGCTGTTAAAGTTGGTATACAAGGAGCTACTGATATATATAAGGATTATAAGAACGATGAGATAAACGACCTAAGTAATATGCACATTACTACTTAGAAATTCAGAAATCTTAGAAGACAGCTTATAACAGATCCTCATACACATGACAGAACATTGTTTGGTACTTAGGTATCTACAGTTGCTGTATCTAACCTAGTGATGAACAGAGTATATCAAGAAGGAACCAATAATGAAATAACTGGTCAGCAGATTAAAGAACAATTATTTGGTACTATTAATGCTATATCTAATAAAGGCTTTAAAGAAGTAAAAAATATGTTCTTATCTGATAATGCTCTTGATTATGCTAAGGCTTCTAAACAGTTGATTAAAGAAGCTAGAGCATCTAATATGGGTAAAGATGTAGAAGAAGCTCTTGAAGTAAATCAAGATGGTACAGACTTTAAAGTACCTTTATCAGCATTACCAGATAGTAAATGGGTAGAAACTAAATTAACATCTACTACTAATAAAAAAGCCATTGATTTAGAATTACCTGGTGGAGCGTTTATTCAGATGTCTTCATTTGGATTTAAATCTATAAAGGCTGTAGGTAGTAGAGCTATTAATAACGGTAAACCTCTACTTAACATAAACAAAGATGGTAGTATGGATTCTATCATTTCTATTAATTTATTCTCTCATATAATTCCAGATTATAAAAATAAAAGTTTTGTAGAAGCTAGAGATTGGTTGATAAAGCATAATATTATTGGTCAAGAGGCAGGTCCTATGGCTATGGGTTATCGTATTCCTACACAAGGTCTATCTTCTATTGCTGGACTTAGAATTGTTGATGTACTTCCTTCTGTAGTAGGTGATACTATTATATTACCAGATGAATTTACTACTCAAACTGGTTCTGACTTCGATATTGATAAGTTGTATATAGCAAGATATAACTTTGATAAAGAAGGAAATAAAATAGAATTTAAGAAACAGAAGAGTAATGAAACATTTAAAGCATATTTAAGAAGAAGATACACAGAAGAACAAGGTGGAGAATTAGAAGAATCAGTTAGAGGCTATTCCGCTACTTATACTTTGTATAACAGATGGCTAGAAAGTATAGGTAGTCCTACAAATGTATATGCGGCTAATAGTAGAGAGGCTAATGAAAACTTGTTACTTGATACATATCTAGCAGTACTTACTGATAAGAAAAATGTAGATGAAACTAGATTACCTCTTGATAAAGTAACTGGAATAATTAAAGAAGAGATTCTTCCTATTGTAGATGGGCAAGGTAAATTAGGCGATAGAATACCATTTAGAGAGCTATCTCCTACTTATCAAATGAATAAAAAGTACGAATATTCTGGTGGTAAGACTGGTATTGGTCCGTTTGCTCTTAATAATAAAAATCATGTATTAACTCAGTTGGCTAATCTTAAGTTCTCAGACATATCTTTATTACAAAGATTAGGTTTCGTTGGACTTGATGGTATTAAGAGTAGAAATGAAATAGTATATCAAAGAGATGAAAAAGGTAATATACTATTAGATGAACAAGGTAATCCTATAAAGATCCAAGAAGAAGGATTGCGTATATTAGATTGGATATCTGCTATGATTAATGCTCATGTGGACGTTGCTAAAGATCCGTATGTTATTAGACTTAATGTAAGACAATATACATATAATATATGTAATTTCTTACTTAGAGTTGGCTATGGTAAAGATACATTCTATTTCTTACCACAGCAAATACTTAAAGATATGGCTAGTGCATATGATAGAGCATCTGGTATATATGGAGTAGATGATAGCAAAAGTAAGACAGCTATAGTAAAAGATGAAATTACTACTATACGCAAATCATACTATGACAAATATAAGAAAGCTGCTACAGAATTAGGTATAAAGAAGTTGGATCTTGAAATGAGTAAAACTGGAGATATTGTAATGCAAAAATTAGATGGTGAAGGTAGATCTATTGGTTTATACTCCATTGAAGATTTTGCTACTGATATTACAGATAGAGATTTCTTAATACAGCAATTGCAACTAAGTCAGAAAGATAATCTTACTAATGAAGAAGCTTATAATTATTATAAGAATCAGATACTTATATCAGAGTTATTTGTTCAACTTAATGATTTAGCACAAGATATGTCTAAATTAGTTTAGTTGTCTTAGGTCGATACTAAACGATTTGGTGGGAATTTTATTGAACAAGATAGATTTTTATACAGATTAAAAAGTCTTATAGCTAATTCTATATTATTTAATAAGGATGATATACTAAACTATTTGAATAGTACATTCTTAATGACTAAGATTAACAACGGTATCGTTGGTCCTTCTGATATGTTTAGTAATATAATGATTAGAGGGAAGAGAGATTTTAAATCTGCTATAAGCCAAGTACTTACTATGATAAATAGAATAGATACCAATGATGAATCTCTAAACAAAACTATCTCTAATGAACTGGAAGGATCACTAAGATATTCTTTCTTAAATCAAGAAGGTATAGATTTGTATGATATGTTTTATGGTACAGATACTATGGCTAAAAGATTATCAAAAATCAAAGCAGATATACTAGCAGGTAAGTATCCAGAAATGCTTACATAGGATGGTAAAATAGGTAATCAATTACTTAACTACCTTGGTACTTTAACTAAAATGAGTACTGATAAATATAATGCTCCAGATATTATTATAAAGAATAGAATATCAGATGACGATAAGTATTTGAAGCAGAATCTTAATCAATATTGGGAAGAATTATTAGAATCAGATTATCCTGAAATAAAGCAATTTGCTCAAGATTTAATAAGATATCAATTAGCTACTACTGCTGGTAACTTTACTAAGAATGGTATATTTAACTTATTACCAATAAGTGCTATACAAAGTACTGGCTACGCAGATTATATGAGAAGTATTACAGAAAGATTTAATGTTACTGATTTAGATTTTGATAACTTCTTCTTAAATAACTGGACAAATAATAAAATTGTTAAACCTGTTCAATTATATAAAAAGGTATTTAGTTCTGAAACAGATAAAGTAGAAGATCAATTACAATTCCCTGTGTTGTTCAGTGAAAATAAAAACCATAGTGGAAGTAGGTATCCAGTAATGATGATACCTAATTATAGACCAGTTGGTAGAAATGAGTCTAAACAGAATGTGTATACTCCATATGTAAAAGTAAAATTAGCATATGATAACAATCCAGCTAACACTATTTTATATAAATATATTGGAAATATATTCGACGATAAAGATCAAGAACGACCTGTATATGTAATGACTAATAAGAAAGGTTTAAATCAAGAAGGTAGAGTTGTAAAAGAATATGATAATTATTCTAATTCTATGTTTGAGTTTAATAATATTGATGGAGCATTAGATGCTAAATCAGCATTTAGTGTTAATGATATCAAAAATATCATTAACTTAGGTAACAAAATGAATAGATCTAAGTGGATTAATATTATCAACAATATAGAATTAGTACGTGATTATAAACCTGTTACAGTAGCATTGAACACCAGTATAGAAGAATTACAGAGTGCTCCAACTAGGAATCATGCATCTACTGCTCCTACTTCTATTGCCTTAGAAACTGTTGAATATAAACCTTCTACTGTTAATATTATTGGAGATCATATTACATTTAGAAACGGTAAGGTTGTAAATACTCCGTTTAAATTAAATCAACAACAAGAACATGCGTTATTAGTATTAGAAGATTTTATTAACAATCCTAACAAGTATGATAATAGCGTGACATTATCTGGATATGCTGGTACTGGTAAAACTAGTATTATTAGTATATTCAATAAATATTTAAACAGTATAGGAATAGAGCCACTATTCAGTGCACCTACTCACAGAGCTAATGCAGTTACTAAAATGAATAATCCAGAATCTTAGGTTATTACTTTACATTCTGCATTTGGCTTATCTCCTATCGTTGATTTAGATAGTGGCAATTATGATCTTAAGAAATTAAAAACAGAACAAATACGTAAACCTAAAATTAAACCTGGTCAATTACTTATAATTGATGAAGCCTCAATGGTTAGTAAAGGTTTGTATAACTTTGTTGAAGATTTCAAAAAAGAAAATAATATTAAAGTAATATACATAGGAGACCCTGCTCAATTATCACCAGTATCAGATAATGCGATATCTCCTGTATTTTAGAATAAAGCTACTAATGTAGAACTTACTAAAGTAGAAAGAACTGGTGATAATCCTATTCTAGAAGAAGCTACTAATCTAAGAAATGGTAAATCGTTATCCTTTACTACTAAACTAGTAAATGGATTTGGAGTTGAGTATATGCACGATGGTGAACAATCAAACTAGATTATCAAAGATATAGTTAGTTCTAATGAATATAAAACTAATCCTTTTAACTTTAGAATACTTAGTGCTACTAATGCTATGATACCTACAGTAAACGACATGATTAGAAAACAATTGTATGGAGATAATCCTAATCAAATCGAAGTAGGTGATTTACTTATGGGATATGATAATGTTACTATGAACGATGGAGAAGCGCAAGCTGAAATAATACGCAATAGTATAGACTATAAAGTAGCTAGTGTTAGTAATAAGATAAATAAATAGATTGTATCTGTTATTAACGGTAGTGTAATAGCAGAAGTAGAAGGATACGAAGTAACATTAGTTAATGCTATGGATAATGAAACGGTATCAGATAAGGTATTTGTGTTAGATAACAATACTAGTACTTAGAATTTAAAAGCTATAGCTAATGAAATGGAAAGCATTAATAAGATGATATCTAAAGCATTTATGTCTAGAGATTTTAATACTGTACGCATTGCTCAAAAGGCTTTATCTGATATTAAGTTGGATACTATAACTATGAAAGATTATCAGGAAAATGGTAGACTTAAGATTAGGAAGTCCATAGATTATGGGTATGCTCATACTATTCATAAATCACAGGGTGGTACATATGACAAAGTTATGATATATTATGATACTATTACTGGTGCTAAGTTTGACACTGATACTCAACAATAGCTTAAGTATGTAGCTGTATCTAGAGCTAGAGAAAATGTATACATTGTGACAGATAATAAATTGAATAATCCAGTAGTCGTAGAAAATACAGAAGTACAGTCTGATAATAAAAATAAGATTAGCAGAAGTATTAGTAGATATAACAGACAAGAAGCTATCAATAATCCTAGAACATTGTACATATTCACTGATAATACAGATAGAACTTCTGGTGGTAAAGTAATATCTGATGGTTGGTACAAAATTAAATACGGTAATGGTGGATTTGGATCTGAAAATAATCCTACAACTGCTGTATTAAGAGGATTAAATAATGCTGCGCCTATAAGTACTATGAAGTATTTCTATAGAAAACATCCTAATATGTCTGTTAATCAAGCCAGATGGACTGATAATGATTTTGCTATATTTAAAGAAACTATTGATGATGAAATAGAAGATATAAAATTCTTATGGGATAGCGGAGACTTCGATAATATTACTATTCCAAGTGGAGATGGCTTCTTTAATAGTAAAATAGCTAATATTAGTAAACAGCGTACTCCTAAATTATATGAATATTTAAGGAGTAAATTAATAGAATTAAATAATCATATAAATAATGAGAATATTCCTGCTAAAAATGTTTCATCTACCTATATTAATCATTCAGGTGGCGCTTAGGGTTCAGATAGTGTATGGGGAGAAATAGGTGAAAAATATGGAGTAATATCAAAACATTACTACACTGGAGAAACTTCTCAATATAACGCTCCTGCTGGTAATACTGAAATTAGCAATGAAGATTATGAAGAGGGTAGATATAAAGTAGCACAAGCTGCCAAAGCCAATTACGGATACCAATACTCTACTATGAAAGATCCTAGATTAATTAGAAACTGGGCATAGGTTAAATATTCAGATGCTGTATTTGCTATAGGCAATATGGTCAATAAAGGATAGAAGCTATTCCCGAATAAAAAAAATGATACTAGGTTGGCATCTCATGTAGCTGTTACAGGAGGTACAGGTTATGCTGTAGAAATGGCTATATAGGCTGGAAAACCTGTATACGTATTTGATCAGAAGAGATTATAGTGGTATAAAAATATAGACGGAAAGTGGTCTAAATCAGATACTCCTGCACTCACTAACAATTTTGCTGGTATCGGAACTAGAGAAATAAACGAATATGGCAGATAGGCTATTGAAGATGTATATAGAGTAACTTTTCCTAAAGAAACTACTGTAGAAGAAGCACCTACAAATGCAGCTAATACAGATAAATAGCAACAACATATAGAAGAATGGTCTAAGAAAGAAGGGTGGAGCGAAGAATATTTTAAATCTAATGTATTACCTAAAATGTTGAAAAATAATGACGCTTATCAAGTAGAATTTAAATTAGCAGAAGATCAAAATGTAAAAGCTGACTTTAGAGGTTAGATGAATTTCGATTACAATGACAATAAAAGATCAGATATTAAATCTACTTCTACTATAGAAGCTATAATGAATGATGAGAGAACTGCTACAACTAGATATAGTTCTGATGGTCATATGGATTATTGGAGTAAGGTTAAAGTAGGTGATATAATAGAATACTATCGTGGAAACAAATCTGTTAAAGTAGTAGTAACCAAACCATTTACTAAATTAAATGTAAATAATTTTATGAATCTGCCAAAACAACTTGATATAAACTTTAATTAGAGCGTTGCTAACTTAGCAGAATTAGGTAAACAAAGAAAGAACGAATGTAATGGATAATAATTATGCAGTGTTTGAATTTAAAAAATAAAGAAGTTAAAGCAGCAGTAGATGAATTAGCTACTGTGCTAGGCAGCGAAGATGCTGCATATTATATAGTATCTGAAAATAATGGTTATGCAATTGACTAGGCTCCTGATGGAGCTTAGTCTACTGTATTTCTGTAGTATCTAAAACAGTTTAATGGCAACCGGGAATTAGCTATTAAGGCTATGATTTAGCATTATGTACCTTAGGAAGTAGAATAGCGTACTGATATGAAAGCTGCTATGTTTCCTCAATAGTTTACTGAAACAAATGCTAATGATACTATGTCTAATATGATTAATAGTGAGTTATATTATCAAAATCAATTCTCAAAAGATTTAGTATAGTAGTTCTCACCAGACTTTCTAAAGAATATAAAAGTAAAGCTAGTGAGTGAATTAGGTGGAGCTATGGCTTATAATGCTAATATAAATACAATAGAAGTATTAGATAAAACTTTTAATAGAGAATCTCCAGAAGATATTACTAAACATTTCAATCATGAGCTAATTCATGCTTATACTGTATCAGAATATGATAATAATAGTACTTTTAGATCCAATGTAGATAGTATTTACAATAAGCTTATCAATAAATTCCCTTAGAAAGAATATCCTCGTAAAGGACTTTATTATGGATTAAAATCACCCAAAGAATTCATATCTGAAATAATGTCTAATACTGCTTTTAGAGATTTAGTGGGTAAACATGATATGTCTATATGGCGTAAATTCTTATCTAACATAGTTAAAGCGTTAAGATTGAATAAATTAGCCAATAAAATAGAAGGGTACACTTCTGTAAAACTTATCAATGAAATATCAGATATTATTGAAGATAGAAATAGTAACCCAGATATAAACAGACTTGGAGATGGTATATTCTATATGGAAGATAGTGATCCAGAACTGAATAAGTTATCTAAAGATAGCAAAAAGATACTAGATAAGATTATGAGTGGTTTAAATGGTCGCTATAGATCTTTAAGAACTCAAAACTATCCACCATTACAATTAGCTAAACTACAGCAGCAGATTGATATGTATCATGATATGCTTTAGAAAGGTGAAGATGTACAAGTATTAATTGACTTTATTAAAGAATCTTCAGTAGCATTTAAACCAGTAGTAAAGCGTATTAGAAATGCATATATGAATCCTGATTTAATCAGTAATGAACGTTTGCTTTAGTTCTAGAATGACTTTCTAGATTTCTATGGTCCTATGATTAATGAAATCAACAAGAGATTAAATCTACAAGGATACTTCAGCGATCTAGATAAAGATACACACAATTAGTTAAATACTAGATTAAACCTAATTTATAGAGCTTACTTAGAAATATCTGGTAAGTATGACAGTATTTTAAAGAGTAAAGTAGAAACTTTAATTAAGTAGTATTCAGAAGCGTATAAAGTACCTAGTGAAGATGTAGAATCTTATATTAATGATAGACTTAACAATTCTAATTCTGATATTAATTATCTGCGTGTAATATTATAGAGTACTAAGTCTGTAGATGATTTAGCTATCAGACTAGCTCATAGACTTATGACAGATATCAATAATGAAGTGGGTAGATTTGCTAACGATAAAGCTCAAACGTTGATAAGAGAGTTTGATAAAATTGATAGAAAGGATTGCTTACTTTACTTTGAAAAAGATAATAATGGTAATACTACTGGATACTTAGTTAGAGATAGAAATTATGGACAATTTAGATAGGATATGAAGAAATTCTTATCAGATCTAGATTCAAAGTATGGAGTAGTAGATAATAACTATGCAGCTTTAGAATTAGAAGACTATTATAACTATCTCAAAGAAAAAGAAGAGTGGTTAGAGTAGCATTGTGAACGTAAATTTAAACCAGAGTATTATAGAGCGTATAACGAATTGCATCCAAATACTAGATTGCGCCTAAAGTAGGTTAACACTGAAATAAACACTTTGATCGAAGACGTTACTGACGAAACTGGACCACATTTAGAACGTCTTACAAATAAACAATGGTTATAGTTAGATAGTCTTTACTCAGTAAAAAGAAACTTGGCTAATGATTATTATCAAAATGGAGAACTTAAGACTGGAGAAGATAAGGAAATAGCAGAAGACTTGCAGAAGTTTTATGAAACTATTGGTCAAGGCAAGATTAAATCAACTAAGTATTCTCAAGAAGAAATATAGAATATAATAGATCAAAAGAAATAGAAATTGTCAGAAGATTTATTCAATAAATGGATGCAGCGTAATATTAGCTATTAGTATACTGAAGAATTTACTAATCTACTTTAGAGTTTGGAAAGAGCTAATATGGGAGAAGATTAGCAAAAGTATGATGATTTAACAGAAGAAAGAAGAAAACTATTAAGCCTAGGTAGAAATAATAATTAGCCTTTAACAGATGCTTATAAACTATAGGAAGAAGTAAAAGCTAGATTATTAGATATAGATATAGAGTTAAATGCGTTATACAGTAAACATAAAGGAAGTAGTTCTGAGTTTTCTAAGGTAGCTAAAATAGTAGAAACACCTGAATATTATGCAGATAAAAAGAAGTATAAAAGTTTAGGTACAAAAGAATATGATGAATGGTTTGAAAAGTCTCATACCTGGATAAATGGTAAACCTAGCCCTGTATCTTACTATAAGATGTTAGTTCCTAAAGATACTTAGTATGTAGAAATGAGATTAAGTAGAATGAATTAGGAATTAGATAAAGATTCAGAATTAGTCAATAAAAACTATAACTTTGAAGATCCTGAATACTATCAGCCAAAGAAATCATTATATGATAATACAAAAGCTTTTAAAGAAGCCACAAATACTAAGTAGAAAAAAGAGATATACAATCTAATAGTAAATACTATGGACGAAGCTAATAATAAAATTAGCTTTTTAAAGAAGCGTGAAAGTTATAAACTACCATAGATTACTGGCGATGTAGTTGATTTTACTACTAGAGGTAATAAGTTTGCGAAAGGTATAAAATCTTTTGCTTTAGATAATATTATAGCTAAGTAGGATGATGCTGAATATAGTTTAGATAACTTTACTTAGAAACCAGATGGCTCTCAATTGTAGTTTGTACCAACACACTATGTAAAAGCTCTAGATGATCCTGAACATATTTCCAGAAACTTAGTAGGTATGTTAGTTGAATATTCTAGAATGGCTGAAAACTATCGTCTAAAGAATGAAAAACAAGCTGATTTTGAACTAATAAAGAATGAAATAGCTAAAAGAGATTTTACCAAGTTTAATTTTACTACTAGATCTAAACAAGATATTACTGGAGATAAGAGTAACTTATATAAAAGATACTAGGATTTTCTAGATATGAATTTATATGGTTAGTATAAAAGACCTGTTGCAATAAATGTACTAGGTTATAATATATCTGTTACTAAAATATTAGATAACATTAGAGCTTATGCTACAGCTTCTAACTTAGGTAACAACTTTCCTGCTATTACTAAAGCATTATTTTAGGGCATTCATAAATCAGTAGTAGAAGCTTTAGCTGGTAGATATTTTAGTAGTAAAGAATACTTTAAGTCTTTAGCTGCTAATACCTTTAATATACCTAATATGTTATATCATTTAGGAGATACTAAACACAATAACCTTAGTCTAGCTATACTAGAACATAATGAAATTGCAAGAGATGTAAATTCTAAAGTAGAGTATTTACAGTATAATCGTATTATTAGAGTGTTTAGAAAATACTTAATATGGGGTGGATGGAGCGCTGTAGATTATATAGTTAAAGCTCCTGTAGTAAATGCTGTATATGCTGACTATAAATATATTCCTCAAATGAATAGTATAGTATCTAGAAGACAGTATATACGTTAGTACTATCCTAATGATTATAAGAAAGGTAATAAAGAATTCGACAAAATCAATACATTTACTTTGTTAGATGTTTATGAAGTAAAAGATGGCAAACTGTCTATAAAAAGTAAGTATAATAAATATTCTGATTTAATCAATGATTAGAATTTATAGAATTCTGTTAAAAATATAGCTAAATTCTTAACTAATCGCATTGACGGTGTATTATCTACAGAAGATAAAACTAAATTAATGACTAATGCTTTTGGAGCAGCTGTTTTTATGCATCGTTCTTTCTTTATCAACAACCTTGAAGATAACTTTTTAACTACAAGATAGTATAACCCATATGTAGAAGATTATATAGAAGCTAAATATAAATCTACGTTTAGAGTTCTATATAAATTTGCATATAATATATATAACAGTATAAAATATCGTAAAGATAAAGAAAGTAGAAAAAAACACAGAAAAGGTATTGACAGTATTGAATCATATAATTTTAGAAGAACAGCTATATAGATAGCCCTAGTAATGATGTATTCTATATTATCAGCTATCTGGTTAAAACCAATGGCAGACAATGATGAAGATGAATACTTATTACAGTTAATTGGTTATGGAGTAGCAGGAATGAGTTTTGAAGAAAGAGCTGAATATAATCCTATGGATTTCTTTAATCAAATTAAATCTCCTTCTGCTGCAATAGCACCTGTAGAAAACTTTATTAATCTTGTAAAACTATTAGATCCATTCTCTATTGAGAATAATTGGGATGATGAAGAAATTAAAAAAGGTCCATATAAAGAAATGACTAAATGGTAGAGAACGTTAATAAAATCTGTTCCTGGTTTAAGAGGAATATGGGAATCAAAAGATATTAGAACTAAATGGGAATACTTAGATAGTCAATTAGATAAGACAACTAATAGTAATGATTAAAAATAAAGCCGTAGGTCTTCACAGATTCTACGGCTTTTTTATACCCATAAATATAACTAATAAGCAAAAATATTTCTTGTCCAAAAGTTTATTTCATTTGCAGGTGGATCTTCTTCACCTACTATTTCTCCCTTTTCTTCTAAACTTTTGTACTCTGTAATATCATGTTTTGTTTCTAACAATCCTTTTAGATAGCTTAAGCATATATTTTTCCAAAAGAGAATAATCTTTTCTTTATATTCATAAGATATATCATTATAGAAACCATCTTTAATAGTTTGAATAACATTTTTATATTCATTTGGAATTACAAATATATACTCTTGATATAAGATACCATTAATAGATATAAGTTTACTATCATATAAATATTTGTTTTCTTTCATATAATTATTAACACTACTATATATGTTAGTATCATATTCAAATAAAACAAATACATGACTATCTAAATGAGGTCTATTAATATCAGAAATATAAGCATTTACAAACTTATACTTATTATTAAATAGTTTATTAGAATTAAATAGAAAAGGAAGTATATAACGTGTAGTTAATGTTCTATTTCCAATTATCATTACAGTTCTTCTGTTCCATCACCTTCGTAATACTCAAGTGTATGGTCCCATTGATCTGTACTGATATGTTCTGAGATTCTTCGGAGAGCTTCTGATATTGAAGCGATCTTTTCATTGAGAGTAGTATCATTTTTCATATTGAATACTCTAATCTCATTGTTAGCATCTTTACCTATTGCAATAATATATGCTTCAAAATCATATTCTTCAGAATTAAGATTTAATACTTCTTGCATATACCATTGAATTGCTAATCCATAATAAGCAATTTGCCTATAATAATCGTATTCTTCTACTGAATGTTTAAAATTGTATACATTTACAGTAGTTTTTAAGTCAATAAGAATTATCTTCTTATTGACATGATCAAAGCACACTCTATCTAATAGAGATTTACATTTGATATTGTGAAACTTTTCTACTTCCCAATTAATATGGAACTCATTATGAGTTTCAAAAGTAGATGGTAAATTAAACAACAGCTCATTCGCTTTTTTATGATTCTGAATATTCTCTTTTATCTTTTTGAGCATTTGTAAATCGGCAAAGCTAATTATCTTTTTGTTTTCATCTACTTTACTTAGATATTCTAAGTAATCTTGATAAATCATAATAAGACCTTCAGCTTCTTCAATACATTTCTCATCAGATTTCTTATTACTATAAGCTTTTTTATAAGCAGATAGTTTAAGCTTATCTTGAGATTCTAATGGATTTACTTGCATAAGTCTATGATACTCATCTAATAAATCCTTTTGCTGCTTTACTTTAGGTGTTGCAAAATCAAGAATAATATAATCTTTCCAGAATTCATCTGGTTGAAGTAAATATTCATGTATCATAGTTCCTTTTTCAAGAAAGCTATAATCTAACTTTGCTATCTTACCTTCTTTGTAATCTTTTAAACCTTTCGGTCCATTTTTAAGAAAATATCCAATATCACTATTAGAGTAACGAGACATATCCTCATAGTAAGGAGTATCAATTACCATCTTGTTCATACTTAATCCTCCATGTCGCTAATTACAGCTGACTCAGGAACTTCTGCCGAAGTATCCCAAACTACTTCATCTTCTTTATCTTGTTGTAGTTCAACTTCTTTAAATGTCTTAAGCCAATCTGCTACATTATTATTGTATGCTTGACTAATAAGTTTATCTAAGAATGCTTGTTCTACCTGTTTCTTTTCTTTTTCTGTCATAATATCTAATACTACAAATTCATAATTCTTTTTAAAACTATAACAATTATTCAATCTAGAACAATTGTATCTTCCAGAATTTACATCACTAGATCCATCATGCCAATGCCCATATAAATGATATTTACTCTTTCCAAAGGAGAAAACATCTAGAGCTTCATTACAAAATGGATTATCGTGTGTTAGTAGTATATCACACTGTGGTATATCTTCATAAGTATCAAATCTACTAAATGCCCATCTGTCCTCTTGAAATTCAATTGGTTTAATCCAAGGAGATCCGTAGAATTTAATACCTTCATATATATACATTTCATCTATAAGAAATACTAATTTGCCTTTAGATAAAACTTGCATATAATCTTTAAAAGAATTCCATTCATTTAATTTATACTTATATTCTAAGTAAAAATCATGATTACCTGGTATGACAACTACCTTCTTACAAGGTAATTTATCTATCCATTTTATGAATTTTGTTTCCCACCAATGTTTAGATGCTTCAATATTTCTTTGAGCATTTAATGTTACTATATCACCACATATACATAGTACATCACACTCAGGTATATTCTCAATGAGATTACCATGTATATCACTTATACCGCATATTTTCATGTTTATATAAGTTAAAAGGCTAGAATATATCTAGCCTTATTTGTTCTCACGCTGCATCACAACATTCATAATCGTCATATCCATCATTACATTCATCACAGTCATCACATTCATCATCGTATTCTACAGTATCACTAACTTTAGTTGGTATGTTTTCAGTAGAGATATTCATAATGTTTATGATTTCTTGAAGGCTAATATCTTCATCCTCTAGCATTTTGACTTCACTCATGAAAGAAACAATATTATCCATAGAAAGTAGTTTAATATTTTCTTTACAGAATTTTACTACTTCTTCCTTGTTCTTAATACCAAAATCATCAGCTAGCATAGGTAAGAATGCAGCATTTTCATCAGGAGAATATCGACGTAAATAGCGAATACGTGAACAACGATCTTGCATATACTGACTAACTTGGCTTAAGTCATTGCAAGTCATAATTACTAGTTTCTGTGCAGTCTTTTCAACTCCATCTAAGAAATCTAACATATACTCAGTTTTGAAGTTCTTTTCAACTTCATCAAACAAAACACATACTGGAGTAGTAAAGGACTTAAAAAACTTAATAAGTTTACTTTCTGGATAATCAGGATTAACTACAATAATAGGTAAACCTGATTCCTTAGCTAATATTTTTGCCATTACAGTCTTACCTGTACCCTTAGTACCAGCTAGCATTACACCAGTAGTATTTGTATTTGCTTTATTAAAATAGGTTATAATACGCTTCTTAAATATATCATCTGTTTTAGTAGAATAGACTTTCTTTGGTAGATTTAATTCACCATTTTCCTTGAATATAGGTGAATCTTCCCATCTATTCCAACTCAGATCATATACTTTACCAGGTATCAAATCATAATCAGCACCTTTAGGTTTTGCAATTATCTGTTCTCCTATTTTAATAAATTCGTTCTTTGCCATAATCTGAAAATTTAAGATTTTAATTTGTTGATTAATTCATCAACTTGTTTTTTGTTCTTTACTAAATAAAATTTAGTATCTGGTTCATTCAAGCTTAAATAATACTTGAATAGTTTTTCTCTGTTTGTCCAAGAATCTGTAGCAAATCCTTTGCATTCTATAACAAAACCATCTCCTACAAAATCTGGTAAATAAGTAATAGCTCTAACTGTAGAGTTATTATATATAAACTTAGGAAGTAAAGTATATCTATGCTGTTCATATTCAGCTGATATACCTGCTTCCTTTAGTTTCTAATATGTATAAGCTTCTAACTTAGATCGAAATACTATTCCATCTATTTCTTGTTTAGTAGCATTACGCACTTTCTTGTTTAAGGCTTGCTTTAGCATAGTCAATATAATGTTGTACACTATCTTTAGTTATTTTAAACGTTTCAATTCTTTCAGAGAAATTACCATTTTCATCCGTAAATCCTACTGAATGTAAGAAAGAATAATCTTTATTGTGTTTAAAAGCTTTAAACATTTCTTTAATCGAATTTCCTATAAACTTGCGTTTTTTATTCCATTCAATAAATTCTCCATGCAACAATACACTTACTAATTTGATTGGAATTAATAATAACTTTCCAAGTATCAGAGCTAAATCAAAAGGTAATGCTATTACTTTACCTATAGTTTTTAATAGTTTCATTTAACCAATTTTTTATTTCTTCAAAGCTATTTGCTTTAATAGCATCAGATACATCTTTAGCTTTGAATTTTTTGTTAATAAACATTGCTTCTAAGCCTGTTTCTCGGCTTAATTTGCGACTTCTTTTTACTCCAGCCACATCTCTATCAAAAAGTATTATAATACGCTTAAAACGCGTCTTAAGTTGCTCTAATACGTCTTTAGGTAGAAATGTACTCTCTGAAGATGGAGAAACTGCTGGTATACCCATCTCATGCAAACACATAACATCTTTCATGGACTTTGTGATAAATAATATATCACCTTTTTGAGGCAACTGCTCATAGCCTTGGATATCATAGTCTGTAAGATTGTTTCTCCACTTAGTATATTTATCTGCTAGTGGTCTATATATCTTAAAGTTGTTATAGACCTTATATGCATACATTGGATTTTCTCGTTTATAAGTACCCTTTACTATCCCATTACATAAATAATATTTAATACTATTTACATTGAATTTCTTTAGAGTATTTATAGAAATATTGAACTGTTTCCAGTAATTGATATCTATATCAGTAAATTCCTGACGTACTACACCAATTACTGTTTCAGTTGGCGGTATATATTGCTTAGAGCTAACGAGTTTGGTGTTATTAGTAATGTTTAACTTATCTACTATATCAGATAGTATATCATTATATTCTGTTTTACCAGTAAATAATGATACAAATTTAATTACATTACCACATTCACCTGTTCCATGATCTTTAAAAAGTAGTTGTTTAGTACGTTTACTATAGTAAATACCAAAGGATGGATTTTTATCCTTCCTAAATGGACTATTGTATATCATACCTACTTTAAATTGACCTATATATTTTGCATATATATCATATTCTGTTACTTTAGAAAGTATCCAATTTAGAGTAATGTTATCTGGGAGTTTTGCTCGCTTTCTACTATACATATGCAATCTGTTTTAGTTTGCTACTAGTCGTGGAATCGAACCACGCCTATCCAGAGATAGATTTTTATTTCTGCTGTGCAGGCTCACGCTTCCATAAATTATCTAATATCCTTAAATTGATAGTGCCATATAGGATTGTTACAAATCCTCCTAGTAGTTGAAACTATTCTTCTTTATCAAATAGTTTCGATATTCTTTTTATAGTTCGTTCTGCATCTTCATCAGTTAAAGCTTCACCTGTCTGAATGTAGATATCAGAAGTTGTTTCTTTCTTCATCGGTCTAACTGAATGTCCGTATCCCCAATTCATTTTAAATTTAGCATTCCAGAATTTAAACATCCAGTATCTAAAGAACCAAGGAGATATTGCTGTAAGTATTTGTCCTTTAATTAAAGGATCTTCAAACTTTTTAATTATAACTTCAACTCCAAGAAATCCTATAGGTTCTCCGTTAAAATAACCAGGATCTTCATTATCTGCATATGCAGATATTTGAACACGATATCCTTGGGATTCTAGCATATCTATTATTCTCATAGCAGTATATGCACGAATCATAAGATTTTCAGCTGAACACCAGCAATTCTCACATATAGAAATATGAAGCTTAACGAACTTACCAGTACCTATACCATGTGTAGGTATTCTTTTCTTTAGGCAAGGTAGACCTTCTATATACCGATCAAAGTTCATATCATCTCCATCAGAATCATCGTATTTATATTTATGTTTACGACCTCCTAGGTTTATATCCTTTTCTATTTTCTTTAAATTATCTAGACCTTTGGTATAACTATATTTAGAATCATATATTTCTGCTGTAGATAATCCTCTAAAACTAGGATCATCGTTACTTTCAATATTATTTATTTCAGCAGGATTACCTCCTTCAATATTGTCACATTCTCTATAAAATTCATCTAATGAATTTATATTAATATTTAAATTCAGTTTTTTCATTACGCTGCCGTTTTAAATTTTGCTGTTACAGTAGAATTTAAAAAATCTTTACGTATAGCTTCAATTATTGAAGCAGTACTTTGTTTAGTTTTATTTTTTTCTACTTTTTGAATATATTGTTTTACTATATTCTTTTCAGTATCAGACCAGTTGATGATAAGCATATCTTTCCAGTCTAACATACCTACTTTCTTCATCTTTTCTGCTGCTTGAATCATACGAGTAGAAGCAATACGACGTAATGAATTTATTTTAATACAGTTGCGTAGTAAATAAATATAATCTACTACTTCGTGATCAAATTGTGACTCATATTTAACAGAGTAATCTACTTCAATTATTGCTCCAGTAAAACGGTCAATTGTTGAAGCATCTAACTGGTTATTAGCAACATACTGACGGTCTGCTCCATTACCAAAAGTATTTGATGTAGCAATAATAATACATTCAGGATGTCGTAAGACAGTACCTGTAGTAGTCTCTATTTCACCGTTTGCTAATGCTGCATTAATAACCTGTGCTACAGATGGATCGAGCGCAGTCATCTCATCTATAAGGATTATTGACTTCTTAGCATAGAATTCAGCAAACTTAGTTGCTTCACGAGTAGGATATTTATATCCTGTAAATTCTGTTGCAGAAGTACCAATACCACAAGAGATGCATAAGTAAGGGACATCCAGTTCTTTAGCTGTATTACGAGCTATAGTTGATTTACCACAACCAGCTGGACCAACCATCCAGATATTATTCATACCTGCTTTAATTAGATTTTTAAGCTTGTCTTCTGGTTCTAGTGAACTAAATGAAAATTGAATTTTCTTCAATTCTTTTTTTTCCTTTTCTTCTTTCTCTTTCTTTTCAAATTCTTCTTTTAATTTGTTAAGTAATTCTTTGATTTCTGTTTTACTTCCAAATTGTTCTAGTGCTTTTTTCTCTATTTGTTTCTTTTTTTTAAGATCTGTTATATTAGCTATTTTAATAGCTCCACTACACACTTTGTACTCTTGTCCAGTATAATTTGTAATAGTATATTCTCGAGATTGCCCTTTCTTTCCTTTTACCTCTGAAGTTACTACTAAGAAAATACCTTGTTGTTCTTGTTGTTTTCCTTTAGGATTATTATATTTTATACTACCATAAAATCTATTTCCAGGCTTTAAATCATGAACATCTGTATTATGATTAACTAAGATGCTATCTTTATGTATATTGTCTTCTTGATTTTCAATCTGCTCATCATGCTCTGTAGCTTCAGATACATCGGTATCTTGAGTTTCTGTAGTTACATCTTTAGGATCTTTTAACTTCTGTTCTTTTGCACTAGACTTTGCAGGTTGATCTTTTTCTATATCTTGAATATGTTCTATTTCTACCATGATGATTTATTTTAATGATTAAAAAAGAATAAGGGTAGCTTTTACACTACCCTTATTTATTAATAATGATCTACTTTATATTAAAATGGTAGATCGTCTGTTTTATCTGTAAAAGCTTGTGTATTAGTAGTAGATGAAGTTGCACTAAACGGGTTATCGTTTTTTACTTCTTTATCTGCTACAACAGGCTTTGTAAATTGGTCAATATTTAGCATAGTAATAGAAGATGATTGACCTTCTGGCAATTCCATAGGCTCAATAAAAGTATACTTAGCATAATTAGGCAAAGTAGTATATCCTTTATCATTATATACTATTTTCGCTCTAAGTTTTTTACTCTTATCTACTTTGTTCAGCATATCAGTAATCCACTGAGCAAACTGTTCAAAGCTTTCTCCATTAAAGTCAAGCTCTTCATCCTTATAGTAACAGTTAAGTATCTGCAACATACGAGAATACTGTTTATCCATTTTTGTTTGAAGCTGTTCCTCTGTAGTTACAAATCCACCAAGTGTAGGTTTCCATTCTGTATGAGTTAATGTTGCTCCATCTTTCTCAAAAACAATTTCTAAGAATTGATTACCATTAGGAGAAACCTCTGTTTTTACACTCTTCAATACTACATTTTCAATAATACCAGCGGGAATATACTTAATATCACTTTTGCTAATACTTGCTGCACGTTCTTTACTATATGTCATAATTTCAATATTTTTAAGTTTTTAAATCAGGCTGCACACTCGTCTAAATAAATTTTATCCCAGTGAACTTTAATAACATTATTTTCATCGCTTTCTGCGATAACTATCTTTTTACCTCGCAAATGGGGAGCTCTAGCCTCTCTTACTGAATTATCTCCACCTTCAAAAGATATAATAGTTTCATTCTTTTTACGATAGACATAACCAACAGCATCTGCTTCACCACACACTATATCACCTAGTCTTCCAACTAAATCTATAGCCATTTCTATAAGCTCTTCACCATCTTTATTAATCATTTTATCTTTAGTATGACCTATAAGAATAAAATTATCACAAAGATTTTTAAACATGTTTATTACTTTTTTAACTGCTTCTCTTAAGTAGAGATATCCGCTACCATTTGGTAATGTACGAACATCATCTCCCTTATAAGATTTACCCATTGGTGTCTGACAATACAGAACTTTAGCATATCCTAAACATATTTCTTCGAGTCTAGTAGCATTATCTATAGCAATATATTTATAAGGTTTCTTTCCTGTTGTAGCGATTTCTTCACTAATTGCTCTAGATATATTACCTAAATCTTCAATAGTACGAGCTTGAATAGAGAGAGCTTCTAGAAATTCTGAACCTCCCTCTAAGTCAATTATAAGACAATTATCAAGCTTAGATAATAATGTAGTTTTACCTGATTTTGGTTTACCAAATAGGATTAAAAATCTTGGATTATTAACCTTTGGTTTGTTTTTCTCTTTTGGTAGTATTAACATATTAAAATAGGTTAATGCTTTACCTGTGAGATTCTGAAATTATCTGACAAAAACTGAAATTTTACACAATGTAAAGTTATTCGTTATTCATTGTTAAGAATATTATTAACAGTAGTACTGTTACTAATATTAATAATAACATTTACTATATTATTTTTATCTGCTTTACGATAGTTATTCAAAAACAGACTAGGATTATCAATAGGAATGATTGTATAACCAATTTGAATAAACTTCTGGTAAATACGTACAGGTTGACCCATGTAAGTAAAATCGTAACCACGATCTTCTTCATAGTCTTCCATGATCTTAGCATATTCTGCTAGTCGTTTCAACGCTAAATCAAATTCTGAAATAGCATCATATTGACGCAATTTAAATGCTCGATTTGCGAACGGACATGTGAGTGAATTATCATATGAACATGTCGGTCGATAATATTTTTTATTGAATGCAGAGAAATGTGCATTTCGATTGCATCCAAAACATAGCAAGTCTTCAGGACCTGCATATGATACACTGTATTCCGGATCTTCCGGAGTGTGAATTCCATACCATTTAGCAAACGGTAAGCGGTTTTTAACTTCGTTTAATATACGATTTTTCAAAGAACCCTGAGGGTCAATGTTTTGTTTCGGAAGTTTAATTGTAAAACCTTTCATAATCAGCCTTTTTTAATTTGTTTAAATACTACTTTTTGTTCTTCAGCACTTGCAGTATTTGTTTCAATTAGATTGCCATATTGAAGTTCGTTTTCAAATTCTAATATACATGGTTCACCATCTCTTACTTTTAAGAAATGCATATAAACCTTATTTTTTACAGGTAGACGACGTACTCCATATATAGCTAGATTAAGTATCTCTGGTCTATGAACAGCAATAACAAAATCACTAGCTTGAAATATTGCATCAGATGCTGATAAATCACTTCTCATTGGAAAGTGAGTGCTTGGATTATTAATTCTATCAGGACTTTCAATATTACGATTCATCTGTGAAAGCTGTATTATACTAGTGTTAGAAAGTTTTTTCTTCTGTATAAACATTTTCTGTAAATCGACTATTGTACTTCTTTCTCCACCTTCTCCATTTACTAAGAGAACATGGTCTAATACTACTATTAGCCAACGACCGTTAGCCACAGTATTATGAAAGTAATCTATAGTATTACCTATTTCTTCTACATTACATACTTTATCAACAAAGTATATATTGTATTTCTTAATGGTTTCAGCTGCCGATTCAGCTTTTAATAAGTCTTCATCACTAAGTGTTTCTACTGAACTATATAATTCAGATACAGTTTTCTTAGTTTTATTACTTATTACACGACCAACATTTCTGTAGTCTACCATTTCTAAACTAAAGTATAATACTACGATATCCTGATTAGGATTAAGATCAATCAAATCCATTACTAACATATTTGCAACTGAGCTCTTACCGCTACCTGATATACCAGCTATAGTAAATATCATATTTGGTTCAATTCCACCAGTGGCTTTATTGAACTTATCCCATCTGGTTTTTAATGATACTATACTATGATTTTTTCTAGCTTTAATGTAGTTTATGGATTTATTTGCTACCTGAGATATTGACTCAAAAGGTAGTATTTTAACGGCATTCTGTTCCGTATTCTCCATAACTTACAGGTATTTCAGATTCATAACTCATTTGCTCTTCAATAACCTCCCACTCATGTTGAGTGAGCCATTTCCACATCGTCTTCATATAACCTATTTTACCAGTTATCATTTTGTTTTCAATTTCAAATTGAAGACATTGAAGAAGGTGTTCGTGCATTGCTCTAGATTTACCTACAATACGGTTATATTCTTTACGACATTTATTTATATTAGATCGTAAAAAACCTTTAGTACCATCTGGTCTTAAAACATACACTGGAAATACTTCATAGAACTCATCAAACCATGTCTTATCTTGTTTTGTACTTGATAATAGTTTTTCTGTAGGACTATAAATTTTATTATCTCCTGAAGTAGTAAAGGAGATAAGGTCATTGTCGATTAACTCTTGTATGTCGTTTTCACTTATTCGGCTGAGAAACTTGTGAACGTCTTGATTATTACTTTGATTATCATTCAACACAAGAGTTAAAAATACTAATTGATTAATTGATATTTCTCCAAAAATATCTAATAATGTTGTATCTAATTCTAGTATCATAATATAGTACTTTATGAACCAGTCTCTTGATACAATATGATAAAAATCTGTTAAAACAGACTTAGTTGTTTTGTTTTTAAGGTTGCTATTATTTTATTAGCTTCTGTTATATAATAATTATAATTTATTTTAGGATCATCTTTTAAATCATCAAAATTGTTTAGTAAAGTAATACCAGATGCTGTTAACATATTCTGATATTTCTTTATTCCATTTTCAATTTTCCATTTGTATAAAAAATATCCATTTGTTGATGCATAAAATCTATTTATTCTTTGTTGTTTTATACCATTGTATTCAACTGTCCATTGTTTACCTGTTTTTTCAGATATTAAAAATTTAGTAATATCTTTAATAGTTGGAATAAAGTTTTGTGGTTTTATTCCTTCAAGAAAGAATTTTTCTACAGCTAATGGTATAATTGTAGGAGTTAACCCTTTTCCTAAAATAGTTTTAGTTAAAAATGTTCCTTTTTCTTTTATACCATCTTTTTGTTTACCAAAATAATCATTTACAGCTAATTGATAAAAACATTCAAATTCTTCAGTTTCAAATGTTAATTTACTTATTTTTTCAAAGTTTTTAATAATTTGCTGTAATTCATTATATTTAGCTTTTTTAATGCTGTATAAAACACCATCTGTATTTACTTGGTAAATAGTAGCTCCTAATTCTAAAAGCTTCTCACAGAGCATTAAAAGCAGTAATTGACCATTCATTCTAATTTGCAAAACTGCGAATGGAGAATATAACCAACTATATTCATTTTGATAGTTGCCCGTAACAGAGTTTAAAGTTAATTTCTTAGTATCTGCTTCTAATTTTCGTTTAGCTTTTTTAGCATCTATTCTTTCTGTATATATTTTGGTATATATATCTAAAAATACTTCTTTATTTAAATGAGGTGGAATAAAACCGTATTGAATAATTAGACTAGGATATAGTGAATTAGCATCAGAATCTAATAATAATTCGTCTTCTTTTGGAATTATTATTTCAGGTTGATTTATACTGTGTATGCCACCAACTCCAATAGAAATTTCTAAATTATTTAATAAAAATTTTTTATTCCAACCATTTCTACCTGGTGAAACAGTTAAACTTTTCATTTCAGTTAATAAATTCTTAAGTATTTGGTTTTTAAATTCAATATTAGGAAGTATTACGTCTTTCAATGGTATAAAATCCATTGGACTACGTAGTTCTTCTAATTGTTTTTTATCAATTCCTGTTTTAGATATATATTCTTTTTGAAGTATATCTACTCCAATACCTACTCCATCTTTTGAAAGACAGTTTATATGGTAATTATCTTCAATATTTATTCGTAATTGGATATCTTTTTCACATCGTTTGAGTAATTCATAAGTAGATAATACATCGTTTATATTATAATTAACCATATTATCTATTTCTTGTAATGCTAATGGAGATTGCCAATCACAATTAAATTCTTGAACATTTTTATACATCATTGTTACTTGCATTTCTTTTAAAGAAACTCGTAACGCTTTACTATATAACATAGTAAGTAAATCTAATGTTAGAAAATTTTTAGCATATTTCCAACGTTTCCAACTATCAATATTATCTTTGTCTTGTGTAATAATATTTGATAAATTGAATATAGATTTACATATTTTACTATACGTATACTTAGAATTAGAGAAAAACTCAATGCAATAATTTATTATAGGGTTATCATAATGGGTATTATTATAACCCGCAAAGTATGCGTCTTCTGTAATAAATAATTTACACATATCTTCAATATTGTTTTTTCTTTCAGAACATTCGTATTTTACTAATTTTTCTGTTTCAGTATTTAGTAAAGTACAATGAAATACGTTTTGAAATACTTCAATATCATAAACATATACTGTTTTTCCTCTTATCTTCATAGCGTATAAATTTGTAGTGATTCTGCTCAGACTCGAACTGAGATTTAAATTTTAGAAGAATTTTGTTCTATCCCTTGAACTACAGAATCTAGAGGCAGGATTCTTTATAGACTATCCTGCTAAAAGTCTCTTCGCTCTACGCTGCTTGCTTTATCTCTGGCAAATGTTTAGCAAAGCATTTCTTTTCTAAAGTTGCTCTATCTACTATCGTAATAGACTCGTAGTTACTATATTTATCGGATAACTTTGTATTCAATTTAGTAACTACTTCAGTAAGTTGTTCAATAGGTAGATTAGAGTAGCTTGTCTTAAACTCTTTATCGTCTGTAGTAGCTATAACTACTTTATATGGTCTTTGTTCTAAATACTGTAGCTTCTTAGACATCTTGAACTCTGCAAGTTGTTTAGCTACTTTCTTAATTTTCTCTTCATGAGCTGCTTTATAAGCTTGTTGTTTAGCAATGCGTTCTGCTTTATTGCTACCATATAGATTCTGTACCAATTCTTTATGATAACCAGAATAAGGACGTTCTTCTAATAACTGTTTTTTATCCTTCTTATCAGACACCTGTATAGGTTTCTTAGGAATACTAGCTATACCTTTTTTAGCTTCATGATACTCCTTTCGTGCATTAGTAGCTTCAGGAGTCCACTTATAAGTATATACTTCTCTACTTACTATCTTATCATGACGACGAGTAGTTACAAATTCCTTTGTCATAGGCTTAATATTTTCTGACAAAGATATCCCTTTACTACACATAGTTTTATAATCTGAGGACTTAGTTAATCCATAACGTTTCTGTAAGTTTTGCTGGTATTTAGCATTTTTCTTATTTCTAGTTTCTTGATTCATAACAATTGATTTTAATAGTTAAAAACTAAAGGAAGCTAAATAGGTTAATATTTTAAGATTTCCCGTACGTACTCTCCCTATCGCTTCCTTGTTATATTTTAAGCAGCTAAGCACATTGGAGCAGCAGAATCATCAAATTCTGTTTCTTCATTGAACTTAGTAAGTTTCTCTTTTAATTTCAGAATCTCTAAATCGAGTTCTTTTATTCGTGCTTTAATCCAGTTTGAAGTTAAAACTTCAGTCTTATTCAGAGCTTTTTTACCTTTCTTAGACTTAAGAACAGGGTTCAAAGTTCGTATACGACTTAGATGTACTTTCATTTCTTGCAATTCACATAGCTTAAATACATCCAATTGATTACAATCAGCTGGCAAATCACTAAATTTCTTTATACCCATGTTGATACATAGTATCTTTAATTTAACAATTACTCGATCATCTGTAAGACCTTTAATTGTATTATAAAGTTCTTTCAAATCGTAAGTACGCTGATAATTACGATTTACTACATTCTCAATAGAAATAATATTCCAATACTTAGTAATATCTGCTGATAGTTTATCACGCTGTTCAATAAATTTATTTGCTTTCATATATACTTGATTTTAATAATTTGACAATTAGTTAATTACATAGTATATTAGAAAGTCTACCTGTGTAGTTAATAGACCGATCAAAGTCTAATAACTTAAAATATCAGCTATCTTCACAGACCGCTGATATGAATAACAATAAAATTAAGAAATAAGACAGACAAGATCAAAGAGTTAGCGCCTCTGTCACATCTCGATACGGCATCCGATTCTTCTTCTCTCGGCTTTCCAACACTTAGTTACCTTAGTAACATTATCAGAGGCAAGTAAGTAAGAGTATATACGAACCCAACCAAATGTATATACTCTTACTGATTTTATGTTGATTTTCAATTATTTTCTACTCAATACGAACCCAACCAAATGTATATATTCGATTATAAATCTCCTTCAACATGTAAACTGACAGGTATTCTTTCATACCCAAAATCTATGCAAGCATTTGCTACCCCAACCATTTTGCGTCGCTTGCTGTTGTTACCCATATTTTTATCAAAGCCTGGGTCATCTTTTGTAATATCATAGGTCAATTTCAATGGACTGTTTTCATCAAGTAATGTACAGTAATACAATAATAACTCGATTACTTTTTCTTTTTCATCTTTCTTAAGTACTTTATCAATTGCTTCTGTCAGAAACCCAACCAAACCTGACTTATCACAATTGTTACTTTCTACACCTGTGATGATAAAAGCTATTCTTTGTACTAAACTAAAAAAGTCTATTACATAATAGGAATTAAACCACTTATTTACCCAACCATATTTGTGGCGTCCTATTAATACTGTTCCATCATATCCAACTTTAATTGTTTTGCTCCCATCCATTAGCAAATTATTTTGAATACGAGGATCAGACATAATTAGCTGTAACATCTGCAAGTGATATGAATCTATTGGCTTTTTATTTGTTGCCATAGCTTTATGTACTTAAGATTAATTACTCGTCAATGCTCTTGTAGTAAGCAGTAGTGTCGTCCTTAGTAATCTTATTGATTTGTTCCAGAGAAGCTCCCTGATTTGCCAATTCATCAATAAAATTGTTAAGATCAGTCAAATTACTCTGATTCAACTGAGTGACAACTTCTGTTACCATCTTAACATTCCAGAACGGAGACCGTTCTCCAGTTGCTTCAAACTTCAAGATAGCATCTTGAACATCTTTCGGACCAGCTTTCAATACGATATCTACATCTGCCCGTAAATCAAACTGCAACTTTTCGTCATTATTAAACATAATAACAATCTTACCATTTGCAGTCCGCACGATATCTACGTTGAACAAATCAACAGTTTCAATCATATACTTCTTCATCGGATTTGCAAGTACAAGACCCGGCATATCACCAGCTAGTTTCTTCTTGTAATTCAAATCCAAATAATCACTTACGGGGATTGCCAACCGCCGACCAACTAAAGCACGGCTAAACGCAATTACTTTAGTACGTAACTGAGTAATTTCTTGCTGAGTAAAACCTTCTGGATTTTTGAACACGCTTTCATATTTTGTTGTTTCCATAATTTCTCCTTTCTTGATTCCGTGGTTGATTCCACCTACGGAGTAAGTTAATACTAAGTTAATTTAAAAAGTAAGCTATAGAGTTCTTTTATCTAAGTGGAATAGCATCTAATATCTATTCGTTTATTAAAAACTTAAAAACCACTTCTTGTATTCAAACAGTAAAACTCTATAACGAAATTCTGCTAAGATTTGATAAGTAATCTGAAAAACTATAAGATAAGCTTTCGTATTATTAACATTACTACTAGAACGTGATGTTATTACTTCACTCGGCATTCCCCGTAGGACTTTACTCATGAGACAGATGAGTCAGCCGTTCTTCATAAAATTATCAATACTAAACTATGAAAAGATATATAATTCGACATCTGAAAATCGAATGCTATGCTAGTTAATACCTAAAAAGGTACAACGGGACTCCAACGGTAGGAGATTTATACCCATCAAATAACATTATAACTGAAATTATCTGAAAATCGAATGCTATGCTAGTTTCTGATTGTTTAAAGAGCCTAACAGTAACTATAACGTGCTCTTTTTCCTGTTATAGTAAGGAGTACTGTATATGGTTCATAACCTACAACTGTTACTTCACTATCGGTAATACTTCTACCGAATTTTATTTTGAGCTGTTTATGTTTCAAAACACCCACTCTATAGCCTAATAGTTTATTCTAAGGCTGCGTGTACTTACGACTTTGTTCTTATTCTGCACATAACTTTAGGATTTCCACCTATCATCCTTTAATGTAAGGAATCAGCGTCACTTTACATATATTGTTGCGCAATATACTTTAAATGTTTCAAATGTCAGCAATTATATTGTACAGTCGAGGGTGGCTCGGATTTACTTTCGTCTTCTTATCACTACTCGTCCTAAAACCTACCATTGAACTTCCTCATTAGTTAAATTAAACATGTTTATTCTCTCGTGAATAGAGACTTCCTAAATAGATTTACATTCTGTCACTTCCCGTTAAGACTACTATTTAGTGCAATGCACAGATTTTTCTCCGGTCTGCTTCGTGTCCGTCTCTTAATGTGTCTGCTTCTCTTCAACCTAGGAGTAGGGCGATGCTCACTTTCACATATACTCTTAAGGATAGAGTATCTTACCTTGTGCAAATTTGATAAAACTCCAGTTATGCTTCTGGATAAAATTATTTAGTACTTCTAAGCTTTATGTCTTCCACTTAGTATTGAAATAGTGTTATTGCGCACTTCATCCGCTAGTTATCTTTATATTCCTGTTGCAAAGCACTCTAGGTTTATACTCAGATAAGATAACAACTGAGTTTATTATAATACTACTTGAACTCACATACTCCTTATTTCCTAAAGAGGTCCGTTGCAGGATTCCTTATTTATTAATATTGGATCATTGCTACTCAGCCAATAGGCACACAATCTACTACTCACTTTGTCACTCTATCCCTCTATACTGGAGTGTATAGTAATACAAGCTTAGGATTAGCTATGTACTGATTAACATAACATTGTGCATAGGCTTTACGCCTAATCCAGGTAATCTATCAATATTTTTTCAATAAGTAGTGCTATAATATTATAATTAAGTACCTTCATATATACTATCTCTAAACTTATTAAGTTACAATATAACTGTTTAGATAAGTATAGAACACTATACTGACATTTTTATATAGTCTATACTATAAAGGGGAGTTTGGAGCTACCCTAGAGCGTTATATGCTCGATAATGTTCAGCACGTAGTCTTGGACACTACGATTTGTTGGGCATCATCGTGTTTATTACTCCTTCTTGATTCAAACTATGATAAGTCTGCGAGTAACTTAAGAGGATTTCGTTCCCCTTGTACTGTTTAATTTTGTAGACTGCTCTCTACTAATTGCGTCTTCTGTTTCTGTCTCCAGTCGGTTCTCACCAAAAACAAGAGGGTTGTACACGCTCTCCCTCTATCTTATTGCCTCTTCAGTTTATAGATAGTATATAAACACAATAAGTTATTATACTTTCAGTAATAGCCTATAGTTGTAGCTATACTCTATTCCTACTAATATTCTGTACTATCTTAATTTTAAGAAAGCAATCTAACCATTTACTTTCTAATCCTTTGATTTAGATATCTCTGGATATACACCATTATAGCTCTATAATCGCATTGGCTGTTCTAGTTGCGACTCAGATTTATCTTCTCTGATTGTTGTTGTTTCAGTCTTTGGAGAATATCCGTACAAGTGGTTTTATTCTCTTTAACTGATGGCAGTTCTCTTACCTTAATGTATTTAGGTACTTCCTTCTCTACAACAGAAGTTAGATAGATGATACTGTCTTTCTTTTTGATTTCAACATTGATATTTTGTTCTGGGTTGCTTTGTCCATTTAATTTTATAGCGTTATTGTTCAAATTAATATCAATATTAAAGTCTTTTGTCCGAGGTACATCTGTGAACTTCGGAATCACATACTCGTGTGCGGTGGCGGTATTTGTATAGTTAGTTACAAATCCTACATATCCACCGAAAGCTAGCATTGCTAGCGTAAATAAAACTGTTGGTTTTTTACTCATTTTGATAATGCGTTAATTGTTACTTTTTAGTAGCATACGCAGATTTCTCAACATAGAAAGTAAGAGGATTTAAAGAAGTTGATGTATACAAGCCAGATACTTTCTGCATTACTTGTTTCAACATCTTATCATTCATTTCTGCTCCATAAGCAATACGCATATTGTTTACAGTCTTTATTGCTGAAATGTGTTTACCTTTAAGATTCAGACCCTTGATTTCTGGATATACAAGTTTGTCTTCATCTTTACCTTCGTTATTAGCAGAAGTAATAATACGATTGATCAGATCGTCATTAGTTCCACTAATTAATTGAGAATACCGTTTTGCTTCTTCTTTGTAGTTATTGTTTTTTGCAGTTTCATCAGCAATCTTCTTAGCTAAGAATACTTTCACAACATTAGCAACTTGCGCATCGTTGTATGTTGTTAATTGGTTCTTAAGCCAAGCATGAGATGCTAAAACTGACAAATTACCAGTTAAATTACCCCAAATAGCATTCGCACAACCTTCAAGCAATGTAGCGTTTCGTCCTGCTTCCTTCATCTTAAGTAATACAGTTGCTAATACTTGTGCTGGTTCTGCATCTTTGTCAAGTTTATAGGCTTCCCGTGCAAATTCAATCATATTTGCTACGTTCTTACCTATACCTCCTGACTTCTGCTTGTGCCGCATGTTCATAATAGTACACATTGCTGCTACTTTCTGTTCATCTGTGACACATTCTTCAGGTTTTGGCATTTCCTGAGTCTGCGGAACTTTAGCATCTTGTTCTAAAGCTTTTTGCATTTCAGGATTTGTCTTTGCGACAGCATCTTTGAAGTTAATCTCGAGCTGTCCATCAGATGTTTTGCTAGGAAGCAAATTAACACCGAGGAACAAAGAAGCTGTTTCATTCAAATATGCAAACATTTCTTCGTTTACAGTAAAACCTTGTTCTTTTGCATCATTCTTAAATTGGTCATTCCATTTCTGAATTAATACAAACATCATAAGGTCTGCCTGTTTTCCTGTTGCTTGATACATTGCCCGATCATCTTTAATCTCTTCACGGCGTTTCAGAATTGCGTTCATCAAATCTACTGAGTGATTTGCATCAATTCTGTCACTGTTCTGAGTTACAATGTTGGGCGCAGGAGCTGCGGCTGTTTTAATAGTAGGAGTATTGTTGATGTCAATTTCTTCAGCTTCTACTTCTTCTATCTTCTCCTTCTTCGACTTCTGCTGTTTAGGTTTCTTTTCAGTAGATGCGGGTTTAGGATCTTCCTTCTTTGGTTCTTCAACTGGTTTAGTTTCAGGAACTTCAGCAGGAATAGGATTCTTAATTCCTTCCTTAATCCGTTTAACGTCAATTCCGTCTCCCTTCTTTACATTAGATACTGGGAAGAGGACACTAGTAGTTTCACTAGTTTCGTTGTTCTTCCACTCGGCTTTGATATTTTCAATGCCTTTGCTGTCTTTCTCAATCTTAAGAGAAAGTAGACTCATATACGGTGATTTTGTGCACAACATATGAGTTTCATATGCTGATTTACCCATTGGAGTCTGATAGACACCACCTTTCTTTTGTTCAGCCGGTTTCTCTTCAGGCTTCTTTTCTTCTGGTTTAGAATCTTCTACTTTTGTTGTTTCTACTTTAGCTGAAGCTTCTACTGCTTCTTTAGCTTTTTTCAAAGCTTCTAAGTTTCTTGCTGCTTTTGCACTTGGAGTCTTTCCACCTTTATTTCTTTTTGCCATATTGATTATGATTTTAAATAAATTAATAACTTAACAATTAATACACTTAAATTATGAAATTAAGTGCAGTCAACTGTCATCTTCTATCTCTGCATTGTTAGGCATGGTAGGTATATCTTCTCTATCAGTTGTTACTAACGTCTCACCTCCGTCTTCCTGACCCATTTCATAAGATTGGTTATCTACTGTCCCTACAAAAGCAGTAGAACCTTGAGATGTGGGATTAGGAGCCATAGTAACAACTAACTCTTGAGAAGGAGTATCTGAGGTATTTGCAACTACCTTTTTTACTCCAGTACCTACAACAAAGCCTAGTAAAAGTACGCATACTAAGAATACGTACAAACTAGCACTTTTACACATTCTAGAAATGATAAAAGATGCTAATGCTCCTAAAAGGAGTAAACAAAAACTAGTCATATTGTTGAAAGTATTTGTTAATAATCTGTTTTCTGTTTAAGTTTTTGTCTTGCTTTGTTTAAATCACCTTTTACAGCTAATTCATTCATTGCAAGCTTACTGGCTATCTCTTTATAAGACATACCATCTATACGAGCATTAATTAAATCTCTATATTTCTTCTTAAGAGTAGGTATAGCTTGTAAGACTATATCTAATTTTTCCTTTAGAATTAAATCTTCTTCAGGACTTCTCTCTAAAGCAGATAGTTGAATTGGATTTTCATCCTCATCAACATAGTTATTTAATTGCTCTTTTTTGTTTCTACGTATATAGTCTATTGATGCATTAACAGCAATAGTCTTTAACCACATATTAAATGAAATATGTTGAGTATACATAGATAATTTCTCATAAGCTTTAGTAAATACTACTGATGTTAAATCATCAGCAACATCTGTATTCTTAACTACACCCATAATAGTGTACCAAATATCAGTTTTATACTTATAGTATAACTTACTAAATGCTTTTTGAGAACCTTGTTTAGCTTGCTCCACTAGATCTATTATTTCTTGTGTCATATAGCTAAATTTTAGTGGATTGTAGTTAACCCAATAACTACAATCCTTAAATTCAGAAGGGAAGTTTTATAATTTCTTTGCAATAATAATTATTTACTGCTAGACATCTTTTATAGAATACATCTGAGATATGTTCTCTCCATTCTTCTTTCTCTTCTTCATTGAGAGGATATGCCATTTTCAATGACATATTAATAGCAATCCTTACTCTTACTAATCTTGTTTGAAGACTTAATATTTTATCTTCTAATAGATTATTAAGAATATCCATCCATAGTCTTCTATTTATCCACTTATTGATACTTAGACAAGTATTACTAGTAACTATCTTAGATTTTAAATCAGGTGGTATATTTGCCCAATCATCTAATACACTATCTGCATATCCTAATACTTTAGTATCAAAATTAGCAGAAGATACAATCTTGTCTAAAGTAAACCTATAAGGTTCCTCTAATTCAGCATTGAGTGCTTCAATAAGTCTCTTAAAATCGCTCATTATGGTTCTCTGTTAAATGCTTTACAAATTACAGTAAATACATAGTTAGCTTGAGACATTTTCAGGCTGTATTTCTTCTTTAAATGCAGTCTAGTTCTTACTTTAGCTTGTTCTATACCATATAATGGTAAAGTTGATTTATAGTAAGCAATACCTTCTTCGATGATTTTATCTTTTCTAGAATCTTCTCCTAAGCCTTCTAGAGTCTGTAAATCACCAATACCTACATTATCAACTACTTCAGTAATAGATGGTAATGCAAATGTATACTTTTCAGGATACATCATAATATCTACCACTTCAGGACTGTCTTTAGTAAGATCTTTAGCTTTACCATTCTGTTTAAAGTAATTAAGATCAATTGCACCTACTACTTCTAATAATGGTTCTACTCCGCTTAAAAGGAGCAATACATTAGTTTCTGGACCTTGTGCGATCCACATACCTGCTTTTAACATAATCCTTTTGTTTTAAGTATTTTGATAAATTCGTTTTTGAATCTTTTTACTACAACTGCTGCATCCATTGGACTAATGTTGAATTCAGAAGCTACTTTCTTTCTAAATTCCATCTCTCCACTGCATTGTTGCATTACTTCTTGTAGTTTTTCTCGCTCTCCTGGTTCAGTCCAGCGAACATATTGAACAATTTCCATGTTAATTCATTTGATGTTCAAGATCTTTAATTTTATTATAAATGCCTACCCAATATATCAAGCCTTCTTTACTTCTTTCGGCTTGAAACATTTCATAGATTTTGCATCTATTGAATCCGACTGTAATGTTATGTACACCACGTCGCCAACCTCTACCTCCCTTCATTACTGATGGAGTTGCTTCATATACATACTCAATGAACGCAGTAAGTTTACGTTCTCTTGTAAGAACAATTTCCCAAGTCTTAGGCAATCTATTCCTAATAAAACCTCTTAAGCCTTTTTTATTCATGTTTATATTTAAATATTTTTGAATTATTTCCAAATTCAAATCTAATTGTATAGATACCGTCTTTAACAGTTGCTTCATTAAGTGTTATTCTGATTCTACTCATAAAATCATTAAGATAATACCTAGTATTAATATATCGTGCAACTATCTCATAATAGTCTCTTCCATCATTACCACTAATACTCGCTTTTGCATAATAATCGTGTGTACGATATGCTAATATATCTTCACATATTGCTAGTAATCTATAAAGCTTTTTTTGTATAAAGTCTAAGATTTCTGCTCGAGTATTGAATCCTTTTTCTTTACTCTTTTTATGCCGACCACGATTCATAAGTAGTTTCTTTAATTGAAGATCTAAGTCTTTCTATAGCTACTAATAGAGTATCTATTCTTATTACTACTTCCGTATCTCTAACAAAATGCTTAATGTGCTTCAGATTGGTAATCATGCCTGCTAAAAGCATAAGAGATAAGTTCCTTCGACTTGCCTTTAATTGATTTAAAGTCTTTTTCATCTACAAAATGTTTTTAAGTATTGTTCATAATGTTTCTTTTCATTTATTGAAGCTAAAGCATCTAATTGATTATAATTCTTTTTAGTTAAAGTAAAATCATAATCTAACAATGCTTCTTTTAGACTATAAAATACATTATAATCAAACAAATCTCTATTACTTATTTTGATTTGTTCAATGAGAGATGTTTCAAATATAGCTAGTAATCTTAGAATATATTCATTATTCTTTTTAACTGCTAGTCACAAACCTTTACTTCCTTTACTATAATCTAAAGGAATGATTGCTGTTTTGTTATAATCTATTTTCATACTCTAAAATTTGTTTTATAATACTTTTTAATGATTCTTACAGTTTCATCAAATTCTTCTTTATTATCAAAAACATTACAAAAAGTATAATTGTTTTTATTTAAGAATATAGGATGAAAATAAGCTACAAAGAATGTTTTAAATAATCTATTCTTTTTAATAGGAATTAAATTATCTAAAGTAATATCGCTAGTTATACTTACTACCCAAGCAATATTTAGCTCAGTATCTATTTTATAGATTACTTCATAATGTTCACACACTCCTATTTTTGCTCTGATAATATCATATTTTTGTAAAGGTATCTGATCTACACCTTGACCTAATATTTCTGTAGGTAAAACTATATTCTGTTTAGGAACACATGAAGATTGTTCAATTAAACTAGTAGTAGATAAAGATGAACTAAATGCATCTACTATACTTATTACATCTATTATTTTATTATCGTCTGTATTTTTTAATTTAGAAGATGCTTTAGATCTTACAGAGTTTAAAAAGTTCTCTTTTTCTTCGACAGATTTTTCTTTTAATAAATCTAATATGCTCATACTTTTTGTTTTTAATTTTGATAATTTGTAATACTAATAGGACTCGAACCTATAACTCAACCTTATCAGTGTTGTGATGTTACCCGTTACATCCATAGTATTTCTTAACCAGCTTTTTACGACATTAGCTTAGCCGTTGACTAATCATATTACGCTGCAATATGAGTATAGTCTGTTACAAAAGATTTGTCATTTCTGACGTTATTGACCTATTCATTTTCATCCTCGCTGTCAAAACCATAATGCCCCATTCTCCTTCCATATATTCGTTGCTGTAGCAATTTTCAGGCATAATCTTCGTTTTTCTTTAAACTAGAGATTCGGTTGGAGCTACCTAATATTAAGTCATTTTCATGTGATGTTCCTTCACCATATATAGTTTTAAGCTCTACTATCAAACTAAGCATCGTTTTAAGGCAACATTACTCTGGAAACCTTTTGTGGAGCATACGGGAGTCGTCTTAATGTTTACAATATTTATAACTATATCCACACTTTTACGTTATGTTTGTATAACTAATATTTAAAATTATGAAATATAAACAACATAGAAAGTTAATTACATTAAATTGTGATTGTTGTGGACGTAGTTATGAAAAACCATTATCTGAATACAATCGTAACCAAAAATTTGGTAGACATAGTTTTTGTTCCCGTTCTTGTGCAATGAAATTTTTAAGTAATAATCGCACACAAGCAATGAAAGATTATTCAAATTCTGAAAAGAATAAACAGCTTTTGCTAAATCTCAATAATACATATTATGTGAGATATCCAGAAAAAATATTTTCATATTTTTTACGTAACTGTAGAAAAAGATATAAAGAATGCACTTTAACTCTTTCTGATTTACAAGCGCAATGGGATAAACAAAATGGAATTTGTCCATATAGCGGAATAAAATTAAATATTCCAACATATAAAAAGAATCATAATAACCCTATTTATACAGCATCAGTAGATAGAATTGATAGTTCTAAAGGATATATTCCTGGAAATATTCAATTTGTTTCTACATGTATTAACTATATGAAAAACACTATGTCTGATTCAGATACACGGTTAATGTGTAAATATATTGCTGAACATTTCTATTCAGAAGGGACTATATCATCACCTTGCATTGCTGCTTAAGGTGTCGGACGCTCTTGCTGGTTATTAAGGAAACTGTATTCCTCCAGTAGTCTCTGCACTTTCTTAGAGTGTACTCTAAGCTTAGCTCAGGATTGACATGTAAAAAATGTTATTTCTGAGCATTTTTTATTTAGTTTTCCCTGAATTCATCCGATTATTCAATAGATATTTCTATCTAAGGGGTCCGAATTTCACAAACCCGTGTCCAAACGATTCATCCAATGACCTAACAGTCAATATTGTAAAAGAGCTCTATACACTTCTGCGCCTTCATACTTTGTTAGTAACGCCTCAATTAGAGAGATATACATCATACACGAATTTTCATATACTGTTGGGTCAGTATAATAGTATAGTATGCTCTTTTTAGTAGTATAGAGAGCGATCAAACTCTCTATACTTAATAAGGTAATCCTAAAGTAATAGTATATACTGTTGATTACGAGCATAAAGCATTGAATCTAGTATATAACAGCATAAAGCTTCTGTTACTTTAGAATTTAAAGATCTTTGACAGAATACATATTATATCAAGTGCTCATCTAGCAAGCTAGAGACTCGATTGAAATATAGACATATAAGTACTATATGTATATGTATTTTGATATACTTACTGTTTTTCGTCTATAAGACTATTCTTCGCCCTTGGAGCATAAAGCATACGGAGTGAAGAATTGATCTACTATAGCACATGATCAGTAGGCATGTATTCCTATTATTAGCATAAAAGCATTAAATAGAACTGTCAATTCAGTTCGATCTACCCGAACTCCTTAATGCGACAATGCGACTTATATAGTTTGCGGTTAGACTTTTATTCTATTTTAGCATAAAAGCATTTAGAATACGGATGTTGATTAAAGATAGATATTTTCGTATCTTGAACCAAAGACTTCTTCTTTCGCTTTTGCGATAGCTTCGTCTTTCTTATCTGTAAGTTCTGAGTACTTTTTGTCCCAAGCTTTGTAATCACCAGTAGCTTCAAATTCAGCTTGAGCTTTCTTCAGTTCTTCAGAAAAGTCCTTCATAATGTTCTTATGTTTTGATGCAAAACGTCCGTTTCTTTCAGCTTTAGAAACAGCTTTGTCACATTCTTTGATTCTACGTTTTACTTCCATAGAATCACGTTCTAACTGTTCTTGTTGTATCTGTTTCTTAGCTTCTGCAACTGCTGCGGCTTCAACTTTACCGTCTTTTTCTGCTTGCGCTTTCATTCCAGCTTCAAAGTTATAACCTTCATCAGTTACTTTGTCACACAACATTGATGCACCTAACATAATTCTTGCAAAATTCATAAAATTCTTCATAATTTTTTTGATTTTAATTGTTAATAATTGATTTATTTAAGTGAATGAATTAATTTTCAAAAAGTATCTAATAAACGTCTGCGATAGATTTCATCTCTTTCTTCTTGAATATCTATTTGCATTTTAATAATGATATTTATTAGTTCCTCTTTTGTTTTCTTTTCTAGTTCTTTTTTTTGTCCACATAATAATAAAGAAATAGAAAGTTATACTATCTATTCGTACGCCTTATTTGATAGCTAGCCCTTTTCCTTCTCCTGACCTTAAATAAGGTTGACCGTTGTATAGTCCGTAGGTATTAATCACCTTTAGGGGTCTGGCGTTATAACCTTCTGTGTTGATTGGATTCTATCATAACTACTTAATTAGTAATTCTATTTACTTGCCAATAGCTGCTAAATATGCAGCTTCTCGACGTTTATTTGCTTCTTTTATTCGAGGAAGTGTTTCACTTAAGAATTTCTTCTTCATTTCATCTTTCTCTTTTAGCTTTATATAAAGATGACGATAATATGCTTCTAAGTTGTTAATATTAGATTTATGTGCTTTATGGTGTGTTCTAAACACCTTAAGAACAGATGTTCCATCTAATAATGCTTCCTCTAGATATAGTTTATTATGCATCTTTCTAGCTAAACTTCTTTGTTTTCTGCTCATAATTTCACTTATAACAAAAATTATACTATAGCTCTTTCCCTTTTATACGGTTGCATTTTAGAATGTCTAACTCTCTTTTTAGACTGATATTCAGCTGCTTTTCCTGATTGCTTAGAACCTGGAAAATGAGATTCTTTATAGGTCTTTCCCATAATTATAACACTCTAATTGCTTGTACTAAAAGATCAAAGATATAAGCACATCCCTTTTTGTTGAGATACTCAATTGTAACTTCTTTTTCATCCAGCATCATCTCAATTTGTGGTCTAGTTAATTTACCATCTTCAATCAATTTCCAAAAATTGGCATTGATTGCAGCAATATTCATTAGACCAGCTGCTGTACATACAGTAATAACATCTTTTAATATGTTTTCAATCATTTGTTTATTTGAAGTACTAGTTGCAAATTTACTTGTTTCAAGTATTTCTGTATGTACTTCTGATAAACCAAGCTTTTTAGCCATAAGAGCTACTGCTGTTACAACACTTTCCTGATTAATTGATGCAGGAATTCCAATAATTACAAAGTTTAAAGATTTCATTTGATATGAATTTAAAGTTGTTTATAAATTTCTTGGCTATAGTACTTACCGCATCTTTCACAGTAAGTTCTTTTAGTAATAGGAATGTTTAATTCATTGTTATTAGGCTCATTTTTCCATTTGTGCCCATGAATTAAACATTGTGAACGTAATGCAACTTCTTTTTGCTTTTTAGGATTGTCTAATAATTCTAATTCAGCAAGTCGTTTAATGTTACTATGATAGGCTTTTAGCCTTCTGTAACTACTGATTTTCAGTTTGATTTTCTTAAAAATATTCATTCTTTCATATTTAATAGTTTTAATTATACAATATTTTGAGGACGTCTAGCTGCAACTAGATGGTTTTATCAATCTTAATTATATATTAACACACAATTTTTACTGTACGCTTACAATAAATAAAGAAGGTATGTAACAATTTATACAATATATTGCAGTATATTGCAGGCTTGACGATTCACATCGTTGTGTAACTTCTACACTAATACAGCTTAATTGAAATACTAATTAAAATGACTCTCACTTAGTTTTAACTCATAAGCAGATATAGCTGTCAAACTAATCTTATTGGAGTACATGGTTTTAACGTCTGCACTAATACTAATCTCCTCCACCTACCTTCAGACGACAGTAATACTGCCCTCTAAAATGATTAGATATAAGCCCCACATGTTTGTCACTGATTCTCACAGTAAGGAGGCAGCTGCATCTATTCTCACGAACTAATACAGCTTTGTATAATGAGATTTAAAGTTCTATTTTAACACTAACTTTCTAATGTACTGCGGCATGAATTGAGTCACTATTAATTTGTGGTAATGAGGGTCTTGGCATACTATCTGGTATATATTCTTTTTGTATATCCATACTCCTCTTTATTAATTTATCATAAAAGTCTTTGTTACTAATATAAATAGAAACAATTTCGTGATTTGATAAATCAGTACCTTTAGTAACAAGTATTTGAGTTAGTACTTGTTCTGGCATAACCAAGAACACACTATCTACATACTTGTCTAATCTCATACTTTCACGCCATTGTAGCACTTCTTGTACTGTTGGTGCTACTACTTGCTCAATTGTGTCCGTTTCAGGGATTTGTTTTTCTTTAGGACTACGAGGTCTTGCACAACTGATAAAAATTGCTAATGCTGCTATTGCTGCAATTAGCCAAAATACGTATTTACTTTTCATTTTTGATAAATGTTGTTTAATCGTTTAACATGTTATAAATCTCTTCTACTGATTCTTTTGCTTCGAGAATCATAGTTTCTCCATCGTCAAGTTTAGTAAAGATGGCTGATCCTTCTGAATAATCTTCTGATGGAAGAATTGAAGAGATAATACTTTTTCTTACAGCGGCTAGCTTTCCTTCTGATTCATTGTCATGTAATAATAAAAATTCACTCATTTTGATAATGTTTTAAGTTAATACTAAGTATATAAATGCTATTAATATTGCATCTATTACAATTAATACTCTTGTTACTGGATGTGTTTCATACCAGTTTTCAAATTTATTCCACCATATATCTGCTAAATCAGCTTGGTTTGATTTCTTTGTATCCATTGTCTTTATCTTTATACCCACTACCAAGTGTATATACAAAAGATAATACGCAGAATATAAATAGTGCGATTATCACTACTTTAGAGTAATACCAATAATTCCAATAATCGGTATATAACAGTCCGTACACTTCTTCATCAAAGAAATATATTCCTTGATGTTCAATAATCATCACAGCTGCAAATAATGCAGTTATGAGTCCAAATAAAAAATACATTAACTTTTGCATAATAATTATTTATTGATTAAATACTATTTGTTACAAATACTATTGTTACTACTATTGCTAATAATATTAGTAAGTATACTAATAATCTGATAGTAATAACAATGCGCCAGAATCGTTCATTTCCCATATACTTTTATACTTATTGTTGAGTTTTTGCCAAAAATGATGTCCTTCTTTTGTATGTCTCCATATAAGTGTACATTCAATTGCCATACTAGGAACTCTTAATTTTGTATAAAATGGTTCTAGGTTTATTTTTTTATCGTGAGCATATTTACTACTGCCGTCTAAAAAGCTATCTAATACTTTTTCTTTAATAAGAAACGTAAGCAATAAATAAGGCATATTAAATAATATTTGCCTTCTGACTTTTTGTTGTTCTGTTAACTTTTTCATTGATTGAATTGTACTTTTTTATGAACTTTAAATGTTACTTCAGTATCACTTTTAACTTCAATGGTAAAATGAGGAGATGATTTACTATCTATTCTTCGTTTGATCCATTTAACTACGTAATCCGCAGTTAATACTTCAAATTGTAAATAGCTACGCCATTTTCCACTTTTACCTATGTGTAGTTTTAGATTTCCTCTGTCAATGTTAGTGACAGGATTAACGCTACTTTGATTACCAGCTGACTTAGTTACTACTAAATCACCTATTCTAAGATTTTGAAATTGTTCTAGTGTCATTTCATATTTCTTTAAGTTCGTTTTCTAATACACTAATAGTTTTATATAGATCTCTTAATGCATTTTTAGCTCTTTTTAACTTTTCAAGTTCTTCAATACTAATAATTGTGTATCCTTTTTTAAGAGTTATTTCAAATAGATTTGGATCTTCAATAATTTTATCATTACTTATTTTATTTGCATTAATATCATTATTTACAATATTGACGTTATGATTAAATATTATTTCATTTATATGTAATATGAATGAAATATTTGGAAACATTTCTTCTAATTTTTTAAATATATCTTTTTCTTTATAATTATTAGGGAAAGATAAATTAAATTTAACAGTTTGAAAAAGCTTAAGATTATTACTATAAGCAAGAGCTAACTTATCATAAACTTCTTTTATGGGTATATTGAAATTTAGATTCATATTTTTAGCTATTTGTTTTCTATTTTTCTCTGTATTTTCCATTAAAAACTGGATTCGTATTGATTGTTGCATATTTTTAGTTTGTTTAATTAAACATATAAAGGAGATAGCTAATACTATCTCCTACTATTTACGCATAGTTACGTTGTCACTCTTTGTTCATCTAGTGACAGATGCTCAGAACTATTTTTGATTTTAAAATAGTGAAAACTACTTCATACTGAGTTTAGATAGTGCTTACACGTTTGTACCACACACTACGATGATACTAATACTACATGTAGTTGGCTCTGCATTTACAGGCTTGCCACTGTCTATGGCTGCATTACTATTGTAGTATAAATAACTCTAAGTTAGTTTGAATACATCTTGCTAAGAGTTCATACTTTCTGATAAAGTGTTTTCTTGTTTTCATAATGTTGATTTTAATATGGTTTAAACTTGAATATTTTATTTGTTAATATAATATTGTTGCGAAATCATTTTTAGCAAATGCTATTGCTATAGATAATGTAAATATTAATATAGCACAACATCCTAGTACTATTATGATTTGTGTTATAATATTTATAAGCTTTATCATAGATATTTTCTTAATTTTCTAAGTCTTTAGTGTCTTTACCTAACATGCCTAGTATTATATAGATATTTAGGTTGATTAAACTAAGTACTATGAATATTCCAAGAAAATAACTTGTTAGCTTTACGCTTTCAAATACTATTCCTGTTATAATTGCTGCTATTGCTGATAATGCTGCAATTGCTGCACTTGTTTTAATGATTTTAGTTAGAATTTTCATGATGTAAAGTATTTTATAAATAAAATATATTGATTATATCATTGTCTGGTTTTGTTGCTTCTTTTTAAAAAGGGCAGTGCTTTTGCACTGCTCCTTTATTATCTTCTTACAGGTCTGTTTGGTTGACGATTCTGAGGTTGTTGTTTTGGTTGTTCTGGTTCATCATTTATGATGTCAGGTTGTTCTTCCTCTTCTGTTTCGTCATTTGCATTTGCTAAATATTCTTCAGCATCATACCATTGACTTTCAGCAATACGATATGCTCTGATAGCATTTGCACGAGTTTTGAGCTCGTTTTCACTCATTATTGGTACTTCTTCGCCTTTTACAATTTTCATCAAGCAAGTAAGCTGGATGCTTGTGTAAATTCTAGCGTTGTTACCTTCCATGATTATGTCACCTTTAGAATAGTTTCCTCTTCTACTATCTGTTTGATAAGTCATAACAACTGGTGCAATTTCTACACTTACTCTGTCTACATAAACAGGCTCTTTGTCTATTTCTTTGTTGTTAAATGCATCAATGATAGCATCTTCAAACTCTTGGTTTATTGCACCTTCGTTATCTCTTTGAGGATAGAAGTTCATCTGATATTCTGATGAACGTCCTTTTGCTGCTCTTTCTAGTAATGACATTTTCTCTGGCACAAATATTAATCTTAAATAATTGTGTCCTTTGTCTGCATTAGATTGAAATTCAACGATTTCACTTCTGTCATAGTCTACTTTTACTTTCATAGTTGTTGATATTTATGGGTTTATAATTTGCGCTATATATTAATAAGAAGAGATAAAGGGATGAAGTTAATCATCCCTTTATTGTGGTTAGATAATGGCTGTTCTATCTAGAATTACAACCTTGCTTGGACATTTTGGTATTCAGGTAATGTTAAACCTTGGACAGTTTCACTCTATCAACTGACAACTTCAACTTACGTTTCCCTTCACTCCAATTAAGTAAGTATTACGATTCCTCAGAGCTGTAGGGGGGTCTTTCCCCCGATTAAAGAGAGAGGGGGCTTGATTTTGTACAGCTTCCCACACGCAGATTTCTTCACCAAAAAAATTTTTTATATATTTTTATTTTAAATAATGTTAAAAAATAGCTATTAAACTTAAATAAATATTCATAATAAATGTTAATAATAACAACTAATATAGTTAAATATACGTTACTGTATACAGTAGATACAGTTAAATACAGTATGAATACAGAAGACATATTAGAAGAATTAACTAAAGTAGATGATGTAAGTCCCATTACTTTAGAATTACTATTAACTTATTATTAACAATATGTACTCAAATGATGATATAAACTTTATTGCAAATGAAGTATATAAACTAAGTTCTTCTACTTAGTAGAATCTAATGAGATTGTATGGATTTATAATAATAGAAGCATGAATTACTATTTCATAAGACAAAGAGATTAGCAGTATTCTAATTGCCTTTACTTAAGTAAGATAAGTAAGAACTATAAATTAAATGATAATTATAGATCCTTTACTTTACCAGGACAAATAGAATATACTTTCTCTGAAGATTTATATAAACAGTTTAAGAAAGAAATAAATACAGTTAAATGACAGAATTTACTGCACTATGTTTAGTAGGTATGTTAGGGTGTCTAGCTTATATCATACTAAATAAATTAACAAAGTAATGTGCCCTAAGTACACGGGATCGTAGTACATTCCACGCTTAAAGAAGTTACTGTAAAGTAGAAAGTATTTTGTTACACAAAATATAAGCGCACCAGGGAATCCTAATCGTAAGTAGGCTCAGTTTAGCTACCTTTCTGGCGGTCGTTGAATAAAAAAGGTAGCCCCTAAAACGGTATTACTATGGAAAAGAACGAACAAAAAAAAG